AAGGAAGCCAAGAAGTTCTGGAATGACCATGTGCTAGCACGCGTGGCGCCGGAGCCGACGACAGCAGACGATATCGCCAAGGCGTTCCCCACGTCAAAGGAAGAGTTTGTCGTTGCAGATGAGGATATGATGAATCTGCTCGGCAACTACTCAGAACTGCGTAAGAGAGAGAAGGAAATCAAGGAAGCTAAGGATCAGGTGGCAGACGCAATCAAGATGTACATGCGCGACTGCGCTGTGCTTAAGTATCAGGATCAGACGGTGGCGACATTCCGCAATACCAAGGAGTCAGTCAGCATCGACAGCAAGTCGCTACTGCTCAATATGCCGGAAGTATACGAGCAGTTCTCTGTGGTAAAGCCGGGGTCGCGTCGTCTCGTCATAACATGGGGTGAGTAATGGAGCCACTACTGTATCATAAGACGCTCTATCAGAAAAAGCAGGATGCAATGGCTGCTGACTTCATTAAGCCGAAGCTACCGTATCGTGCGAAGATAGAGCTGCGTATCGCAAAGTACGTTAACGTACAGGAAAGCGGAGCATGGAGATCGGTTAAAGTGCCGAACTTCATCTATGGTACAATCACCGGCATAGACCATGTCGACGTATGGTTCCACGAAGACGGAGACAAGGAGGCCAGAAAGATCTCCTTTGAATATGTGAACAAAATTCACCCTTATGAAAAACCTCAAGATTGACATACTCAAGATGCTGGCAGATATGGCCGCTATGCAGATGAAAGAGCGTGGCGAGTACATTAGCGAAGCTCTGCGTCAGGCCAGAGACGAGACTGACGTGAGTATGGCCTGGGTTGCAGAGCAGATCGAACTGTCAGCAAAGCGCGCACAAGCTGGGGCAAAGGGAGGGAGTGCCAAAAAGGCCCCCTCCTCCCCCAAGCCAAAGAAGCAAAAGCCAGTAGAACCAGCTCCGAAGCCCACAAAGATTCCTTTCGCAAAAGATGTATGGATGTTGCAGTCAGAGTATGACACACTAGAAAAGACGCATGGCAAGAGTATAGCGACACGCTCTGTGCAGATCCTGCAGGAATACAAAAACTACAAGGCAAGCAAGGGTGAGGTGGTAGATTATAAGTCTGATTACTTGGCTATAAACAAATGGGTCATAGACAAGGCCCTCAAGGAAGAGGCAGCAAAACGCCATGCACAAACACAAAATCTCAGACTGGAAAAACGTGAAGGTCCAGAAGAGTTCGCCTCAATGGACTTCTGAGTCGGCGCGCAACGCGGCTCGTGCTGTGCTGTTCGGGCTGACTATAGGTAGGGCTGATGATGTTGCCAAGGCTATGGCTGTGCTCAGCGGTGAGCACTTCCCAGAAGACATGAGGCCTATCTACGATATCATCAAGCGACGAATTGAAGCAGGCAAGTCTATCGAAGTGCGGCATCTCATCGATGAGGAGATCGACTTCAACCTGTGCTTCAAGAGCAGGGCAGACATAGCAATAGCCGAGTCGGAAGCAGAGCTTTCGTCGCTGTTATTCGAGCGTGCGTTATACGTGCGCGAACAGTACATCAAGAACTCTATGGTCACTATGATGTCAGAGCAGATCATGAAGCTGGAAGGCGGAGAGGATGTGTTCGACATCATGATGGCCACCGAGCAAGAGATTGGTGCCTTGTATCCGACAGACATACAGGGCGGACTAGTAGATGTTGGCACAATCGTCATGAGTGAGATCAACAATGCATTCATGAACAGGACAGAAAAGGAAGGCCTGTATCTCAAGACAGGCTTTGCCGACATCGATGCAAAGATCAACGGGTTCATGCCGGGCGAGTTTGTCATAGTAGGCGCTCGCCCAGGTATGGGCAAGACAGGCTTCGGAGTTTCCTTATCACTCAACCTTGTCCGCAAAGGCATACCGCATGCGTTCTTCGAGGTAGAGATGACTAAGGAACAGTTGACACGCAGATACATCAGCCAGCTGACAGGCGTTCCAGTGACGACGTTGTCATTCGGCGAGATGAGTCCAAAGCAAAGAGAGGCCGTGGAAGGGTCATTCAACAAGGTCATACGCCTCAATAGCTTACTGTCGATTGACGATTCATCAGAAGCTACCCCAATCTATATCCGCAACAGAACGAAACAGCTTATCGCCGAGCGTGGCATAAAGCTGATCATCGTAGACTACCTGCAAAAGCTGCCGTCCGGCAATAAGTTTTCATCCCGCGAACAAGAAGTAAGCTATCTCTCTGGGCAATTGGCCAAGCTGGCGAAAGACTGCAACATCGTTGTTGTGGCATTCGTGCAGCTGAACCGTACAGTAGAAGGCAGGCAAGACAAGCGGCCGTCTCTGGCCGACATACGCGACTCAGGTAGCGTAGAGCAGGACGCCCACAAGGTTGGCTTCATCTATCGCCCGGAATACTACAACATACAGCAGTTTGAGACTGGCGAGGATGCGCTAGGCAAGGCAGATATCGATTGGCAAAAGAATCGGGATGGTAGCATAGGCAGGTGCACCCTGTGCTTTGACGACAAGCTCACTAGATTTCGAGACAAACCTATGGATACAACATGGACGAATCACAATACGAGAGACTACAACAACTCTTGACCATCGTCAGCACAGTAACAGGAATACCAGAAGAATCGATCCGCAGCAAACGCCGATGGGGCACCTGGGTTGCCGCACGCATACTCCTGTTCAATCTGGCTCGCAGATATATGCGGATCACCACAGTAGAAGCCTACCCGTACTTTGGACACACAGAGCATACGACGCTGATCTACTACATGAAGATGCACAAGGTGCACATGGAAAGCTTTGAGAATCCTAACATCACGAACGAGCTGTCCCAGAAGTATGGGGCATGGTACAACTACGCATGCGACATGGCAGAGAATGTGCCAGAATTGGTGGCCGGTATGGAAGAAGCTGCATTGTATAACGTACGTAAGAAGAACCAGCGCATATGAAGAAGAAACGCATAGAAACACCGATTGTACAAGAAATAGAGGCAGAACCGGTACGGTACGTCCCGCCTTTCCTGTCAAAAAATATGCTCCACGTGAAACATTTGGCATGGAGAAAGAATGTGTACTGGACGCCATCGCCTGCGGTCATTGATGCCGCACTGGCAGTCAAGCACTGCTTAGAAAGGTTGGGGCTGAAGTATGAGTAAGGCGCACAGCACGGCAAAGGCATACAACAAGTACCGGTACGTCATTGGTATAGATCCGGGCACGCATACAGGCATCGCAGTATGGGATAGAAAGGATGGTGCATTCAAGTCCATACAGACCAAGAACATCATCGAGGCCATGAACGACGTACTAGACCTGCAGTATGCGCCAGAAATAACGGATGTAGTAGAGAGATTGCTCGTCATAGAGGATGCGCGCACGCGCAGTGGTACTGATGCAGCTAAGATGGGCGCAGGGTCTATACGCCGTGACTGCGCCATCTGGCAGGAGTTTTCCGAGTATCATGCTATCGACATACTGTGGCGTGCGACGCCACGAGGCAAGACACAAACTACAAAGCTACCTGCCGCAACGTTCAAGAAGCTGACAGGCTGGGATGCAAGGACGTCACACCATGCGCGGGATGCCGCAATGCTTGTATGGAAAACATAGGTATAAAGCCAGAACTGAATGCGACACAAAAGATCCGTACAAAGAAACTAAGCCTCATGCTCAGTACTGCGGCGGATCATTTGCGTTTGATATATGCCCCAGATATCGACGGTATAGTCGACGAAACCGGGCAGCTAGGTCGAGCCAAGGTGCGCCTGTGGATACAAGCTGCCATCGTGCTGAACCAGTATGCTAAGCAAGCGCAGAGATCGTTGCGTCAGATACACAGCGAGCTGACGATTGCCGTGCCTAAGATCAGCATGTCGTCGATGCACAGAAGTATGGCCATCGCCGACCACTTTGGCAACATAATCGAGAAGTTTGACGAATGGTATGCGCACGAGCACGTGCACGACACGCTGACCGGAGTCTACACTACGATCTTTCAGGTCAAGAAGGTGACTTTGGCAGACGAAGAGTTGAACGTACAGACGAATCCGTACATCAAGGCTCTAGAAGCTATCGATGAAATGCAAAAATATGCCATGCTGTCCGAGAAGAACTACCAAGAGTACGGATCCCGGCTGCATGTGTTGCGTAAATACATAGAGGCCCGCATACCAGTGGCACTGGACTTCGACGAAGACACGTTCTTCCGTCATAGTCCTTGCTGCATATGCAAGTCCGGGTCTCGAACGGAAGCAGGGTGGGAGCTGTATACCGTTACGGTCGAACAGATTGAGCTACTGGTGCCCGTGTGCCCGAAGTGCTTGCATCGCACAGAGCAAGTGAACTGGATACAGGTGGCGTACATGTACTTTCTCTATTCGTTGGTTGCACAGAATGAAATAAACAAGTATACCAATACCTCCGACGTGCAAATGCTAGGCGGCGGAGCCTACACCGTACCAATGTAATGAATGGTTTTCCCCTCAAAACAAGCAAGCGTGCACAATTCTGCGAGAAATGCCACCAGTACTATGCAACAAAGAAGCATGCATGTAGGAGTGCGACGTCTTTTCATCGACTAGTCCCAGGTAGCACTGAGTACACCAATGTCAAAGAGGCTTTTGCGCGCATAGATTCAGGGACATGGGAGCAGACGATGATCTTGCAGGTCGCACGCATAGCTGACTCAAAATACTACTACCTGATCATCACTAACTTCTACAAGAAGTATAGCGCTGTGTTGATCGGCCCGTATGTGTACATGCGGCTTAAGCCTAGGCAGGGTTGGATATTGGCCGAGATGAGCCAACCAGCCATGCTATACGCCAATGACGACTATAGCGCTGCCTTGATTCCACTAGAACTATTCTCCTTAGACGCATGAACTACATCTATCCAAACGGAACGTCGTGCATGTCGATCAGCGGCGTTCCCTATGACTTCGACGCAGAAAAGACGTTGCAGCTGATCGCGCTAGGCGTAGACTTCGTAGTGTTAGAGCCAGAGAAAAGCAAGCAACATGCCAGAGGCATAAACAAAGTGTTTGCCTGTTGTCGTGTACATACGCCGGACGGCAACGTCATCATTGTTGCCAATATGAAGCGCTGGGTCACCAAGACTTTTCAAGAGTCCTACGGATGGGTGATGATGAACATCAAGCTCGAAGCTGGGTACAAAGGGTACAGAGCTGAAAAGCTCTTCAACATCAATGTCACGGCCTCACAAGCAGGCAGTTTTTCTGCTATTCCTCTGGATCAGCCAGAGGGGCATCCGTGGCTGAAGATTGATCAGTGGGAGGAGTAGACTCGGCAGGCGTAATCCTGAGATTGACACTGTACTTATTCAAGGCATACTTGAATAGGTCCATGTCGTTGTTGTCAAAGGCCATCTTGATCATTGCGGCACACTGATCCATGCGCTCCTGCAATGTTGCGGGAGCCTGTGGGGCCGGGGCCGGGGTTTCTTCCGTGAAGATTGCGTCGTATATCATGAGATGTTATGAGTGATTTTGGGACGGAGAACAAGCATCCAGTCCTCATAAATTCTTTGCGTGAAGTCGTCAACAGTATGCATGTGAACTTCGTCTGACTGGTAGTCGATGTACGATACCCAGCACTTTTCAAGCAGCTCTTGCGCAAGCGCCTCAGGATCCTTAAGCCTAGACCAGTTGAACTCCATGACGATAGTCAGCGACTGCTTCAGGCGCTCGACAATCCCTTGCATACCGCTCCAAACCTCGCCCTCAGCTCCCTCAACATCGATCTTGATAAGCGTTCTGGCGATGGTTCCATCGTACTTATCAAAGGTAGATGGCAGCAAAGAGTCTAGCGTACACATCTCAACCTGATAGCGCTCGTACTTGCCAGACGGGCTGTATGAGTCTTGCATTATAGAGGCATTCATGCCATGATTCTCTGGCACAGACAGCTCGATGAAGCCGTTGCTTGCGCCAACCGCCTTATTATACACGCGCACAAGCGTAGTATGTAGCAGATTGTACTCGCTAGACTTCTCGATCAGCGTGCATAGCTTTTTCTGTGGCTCAAATGCGTGTACTATACAGTCGCGTGCAGCGGCAAACTGCGTGTAGTACCCCATGTTGGCGCCGACATCTATGAATACGTCAGTGTCATGAAACTGCCGCGACATCCATGCGGAAATCCAAGGCTCCCAATAACCATCATTCTTGGCGTGATGTGTGAACCCATGATCGTCCGGATCTACTGCTAACAAAAACAGACCCAACATCATGCACAGTGTTGTCCCATCTTCGGCAACCGTTACCCCTGCGCGTTCTAGACCACGATCTTGTACTGATTGACGTGTTTCCATTACCATTTGACTTTGTCTGCCCAATAGGCCGCCGACATAACGCCCTTCGCTATGTTCTTGCTGTGCCGGGCTTTGAAGGATTCTCTGCGATTGCGGTAAGACTCTGTTTCGCCAGATTTCTTTGGCGATCCTGACACGCCTTGCTGACCGAACCGGATAGTCTTGACTTGGCTGCCGCTCTTGGCGACTACTACGTGTGATTTGGTAGGATGGTTTGGCGTTCTCTTGGGCTTGTTGTAGCCAGATACACCGGCTTGTGCCAGTCGTGAGTCCTTGCCGGACACCTTACGTACAGCTGGGCGCTTTGCTGCAGCCATGTTCACCTCGTATCAGTTGTTGCAAAATACGCATTCATTGACAAAGTAGTAGTTGTTGCTACTTTTTTTTTCGCACATGCTTGACATAGACATGCCTGATTGGCTATATTGCCACACGCTGTATGCTGGAGAGAGAACACCCCCCCCATTATCTCACTTGCAGTGCCCCGAGCATAGCCAGCATAAACTCGGGGGTTTATTAGTCAGACATCCTGTAGCCTGGTGGATGCAAAGGCAAACTTCTGGAGAGACACCAGTTGGATCGGACGAATTAGTTTTTTGTTTTTCCCTAGGGGGCTTTTTCTTTTTTCCTTTTTCTTTCTCTTTCTTTTTCCTTCGTTTCTTTTGACAGCCTATCAGGTCGACCGAGAGTAAGAAGAAGAGTAGCCAATGACCTTCAGATCCCCGTTGTCAACTAGGTCAGCTGTAAGAACGATGTTGGTTAGCGTTGCGGTGTTGAGATCCGCATAAGAAACCGATGAATGGTTTGCATTTTCGTCGAACGCAATAATCGTTGATACCCACGCTTGATTAGCTCCAGTGGAATTCCCACAGATACCTTCAATGGTAATCGTGATAGGTTCATCGTCGTACTTTTTAGTGATGTTGAACAACTCTAAAGTCACATCTGCATTGATCCTGGCGTACAATTTTTTGTCGTGCTGATTTGCCGCCGCCTTAAGCCAAACCTTTACTGTGAAGCACTTGTTTGCTTCCGGCGCTGCTAGCGGTATCGTGGCCGCAGTAGACACGCCTACTGGTAGCAGTGTATTGAGTAGCCTCTGCTGAATGCATACCACCGACCCACCAATCGAAGCTAGCATAGCATCAGTTACATACCGTCGATCTATGCTGTCGTTGATGTCCGCAGTGGTAGCGTTGGTGCCGGAGGTGATGATGCCATACGTGTCATAAGTCAGCTTTGTATGTATGCCACTGGCTATGGTCGCCCTCCTGTTGATCCCGTAGTTGCGTACTCTTTCTATTGCAGCTGCACTATTTGGAACTACGCCAGATGACACATAGTATGCGTCATTATCTTCGTTAAGCACAACATAGTATCCAGCATCCATACCGCTATATGTGAGGATCATTCAAACCTCCGTTCCAAAGTTGGCGTTGAGTAGTTAATAGATACCCCACCAAGTCCAGGGCCCCCGACTGGACGCACCTCGCCTTGTACAGTTAATCCAACTTGATGAATATCGATAGATCCTTCAAGTATCCTGTGCGTAATTTGGTTGCCAGTTTCATGCCTATATGCGACTCTAATCCTGTCGTTGTCTTCCGCTACAGGTATTAGTGCTGTTCCTTGTAGCCATACTTTTGTTGCCCCATCAGCAGGCACAGTAATATTTTGCCTCTGTAAAATTTGACGAAGTTCGTTGTATTCAGATATGCGCATGTCTACGTCCAGAGTTCTATAATACAAGCCGTTTTTGTAGAGCATTATTTGAGGATACCTGACAAAGTTGCTTTGCGCATTTGTAACATCCTGCGTTTGTATAAGCACCCGAACGGTAACTTGCACAACTACATCTTGCTTAAAGTCTACCATCAGCCCTTTAACCATAAAGTACCAGTCAGGGTCAGTAATGGTTCCTCTATATATGTGTACATCAGATCTTGTGTATGTATTTGGAACCACTCCAAACTCGTAATCAAGCTTGAACTCGGGCGTATAGCACGTACTGTTGTCGGCGAGCTTTGGATGACCATTTTCAGGTATGTTTATGCGATCAAACGACAAAAAGTAGGGTATAAAACTATTCATAGCCTGCACTATAATAGTCTTCTGCCCGGTACTCCGGTCTATAAAATAAACATTATCCTGTGAAGTAGCGTAATTGTAGTTAGTAGTCCTTGGCTGAATTACTGTTCCAGATACTGTCAGGTTGGTCGCCACGCCGTTCTGGTACCTGAAAGGTTGCAAAGTTCTTAGCTGAAATTCTGTGTACGGAAAGCCATTGAACTTGTTCTCCGAGTTAAAATAAAGGCCTACTGTAGGCCCGTAGCATGCATTATAACCAGATGCTACATTCTCTATATCATAAAAGTTCGGGTCGCTTGTTTCTATCAATATAGAGCAATCGTTTTGCCAGAGCTGTATATTATTGCCAGCCACTAGACCTCTGTATCTAAAAGATACTGGATCACTTTCTATACCAGAGCCAGAAGTAGTCGTGAAAATGTTTGCATAACCAGAAGGTTGGTATCCAGTAGGATCTGGTAATGACACCATCGTTGAGAACCCGGGCCCATGCAGTCCGTTACCAGAGCATGCCATCTCAACATCATAGTACATCGGCTTTTTGCTCAGTCCAATGTTGACTTCACATCCGCTATACGTAACATCTATCCAGTCAGGCTCGCCCTTGAAAGTCCTAATGTTGTAGGTCTTGACGTTGTCGGAGATTATGCCGGATGCAACGATCGGAACGCCAGAACCACAGTTCAGCAAATCAGTGTTGATTCCGCTAGACGTACTGCTAATTACTATGTCGCTCTTGTTATCCGACTCATCCAAGTAAAGCGAAATACCAGATCCGGGGCGTAGTCCACGGAAGTAAAGCTCTTTTGTAAAAGCTCCGCCGTTCTGTACGTTTTTCTGGAAGACGCCGATACTTGGATAAAGTGTGTTGCGATTGTCGATGCCGGATACGAGCACAGTGAATATGTAGTCGTTTCCACACTGTGACAGATACAAGTCCTGTTGCACTCCGAATGTTCGGAAGCGTAACGTGCGAGTGTTGGGCTCGATGTTGTCATCGTAGTCTATGTACCAACCAAACTGTGTATCTGTAGATAACGACGTGCAGTCGTCAAGGTTCATTCCGCTGACGCCAGCTACTCCAGACGATGTCGCTGCTACGATTATATCGCATCCAGAAGTTGTCACGCCAATGCCCTGACCAGCTTTGATCTTCCGAAGATAGATGTTGGCATGGTTGTCGATGTAGTCAGTGTACGCGTGGACCAATCCTGTGCCTGTGCCGCTGACGCAATTGACTACCTCGTATGTGTTATTGGTGTCTTGAGCGGATATGCGGATTGTGCGTTCATCGACATACTCTACATCGACCGATCCTGAGCCGACGATCTTGACGTCGTCGTCACTGTTGTCTGATCCATGCAGTCTGATGAGGGCGTCTGTATCTGTAGGCACAGCATACATGTTGTACTTAGTACCAGAAACTGCAGAGCCTATGACTATGTCGCACCCAGAAGTCTCAATGCTGATACCAGAAGCTGCAAGAATCTTGCGTAGCACAAAAGTTGTATTCGCACCATCTACGATTGAGTCTGCATAGATTGATCCAGTACCGGTTCCGGATGCACAGTTGATCATGTCGTACGTGTTGACTACACCAGAAACTGTTGAGTCAATGACGATGTCGCATCCTGACGTAGTTACTGCTATATTCTGTCCAGCCTTTATAGTCCGGAGAGAAAAGTCAGTGTGTGTTCCTGATACTGTTTGTGTGCCAAACACGTATCCTTCTCCAGTACCAGAGGTACAGTTCAAAACTCCGTAGGTATAGGAGTCCTGCTGCTCGGACGATATACTGATTGTGTGGTCGTCAATGTACGATACGGTTGTTCCTCCTGATCCAACTATCTGTACGTCATCTGCTACACCAAGTGAGTCCAGTAGTCGCAGGAACACACCGGTTCCACTACTAACTGCGAGATAGTCGTACGACACACCAGATACTGTGCTGGTGACAACCACGTCATGCATCTGCGTGGTGATTGATATGCCGCTGCCTGCAAGGAGCTTGCGCAGGTAATAGGTAGTGTGGCCGCTCAGGGTTTCTGACTCATGGTATATTTCGCCAGACCCAACACCGCTTGTGCAGTTGTCTACCGATGATGTAGTGTTCTTCTCAGAGCTGATGTAGATGGTGTCGTAATCGCCCCATGATACTGTCGTTCCGGAAACACCAACAAACTGAACCTGATCAATGACGCCATTTGTTCCACTAAGCTGTAGATATGCGCCCTCTGGTCCATCTTCGGCTTGTATGGAGTATTCGGTGTTTGTCCCAGAGATGTTGAGCGCATCATCTGCAGATATCCACATGGCAATGCTTCCATGAGGTACAATCCCACGGAACCAAAATGTCTCTGGATTTGTTCCAATAGGAACATCATACATGAGTATACGGAATCCAGGAGAGTGCTGCTCAGCTGCATATCTGTACCCTGACCCAATCAGTGTGATGTAATTCTGATCTTGCTGCAAGGATAGTGTACCGGATGCACGCAGCCTACGTAGATAAAATGTATCAACATCCTGATAGCTGTATACTTCTCCTATGTTTGTCCCAGATGCTCCAAGGTTTTCGATGCTGTAATTAACCCCAGATGCAACAAGATCAAACCACATACTTGCAGTGTATGTGCGCGGATCTACTATCGAAGTGTTGCCAGTGGTTACTATTACTGGATCGTCAACTCTTACGTGAGGACGAATTGTCGGCGAGTCCTTAAGAAAGATACGCGTGACGTGTGGGGTTGTTCTGTAAAATTCATCCGGATCAAATATCTGCAGGTTGGGCGTGACACGATACTTGACAGTAGTTACGTCATACGACGAACCAGATACTATGATGCCTTGCGTATACGCGGTCCATGCCGCAAGTTCATTCTTTGGCCTTTCCGCATTGAACCCCATGCCTGATGTTGCACTAGGGGATAGCGCAGCTTCAAAAGCAGGTTCTACCGACATGGTGTCGCCTACCCAATGGATAAGAGACCTATCCTTTTGTACGGTGAACGGCTGCGATATCGAGTTTTTCCCGACGTATGCTGGGTGGCTGATTTGACCGCCAGGTGTCGCAGGTACCTCGAGTGCATATCCTCCATAAAATGTACCCCACATAGTATTGAGGCTGCGCTTTGTATGCGCACGGATGCGGGCGCGCTGCGATCCGAGATCTGTTACCTCAAATCGTACGGTTGAGCTTTCGTGGAAATCCCATACACGTGTACCAATAACAATCGCAGTACCGTCTTGCCAGACCTCAAGCACGGGGAACTTTGAGTCTGGCGGTTTGATTGGAGTGCCACCTCCAGTGGTAGTGGTGGGGACTGTCGTGGTCGGAGGAGGTATTAGCGCCTTAACGTCATCAATCTTGCCTTGGATCTCCTCGGAAAAGGAGGTAAGATCCATAGCTAGCTTCCGCATCTCGTCGTTCTCTTTTGCGACGCCTTTGGACGTAGATAGATCAGGGACGTCGCTTACCTGGAAGCGTTTTCCTTTGACGCCACCCTGATTGATTCGTCTGCGGATCATGTTCCTAGATTGTTATTGGCCTTAAAAATCTACCAGTTTCTTGCCGGGTGCCGACACTTTAGGCGCGTTGCTTGATGTGGGTTTGAATCCCTCGATACCGCCAATGGCTTCGCGTGTTCGGTCCATAGACGGTCTGCGCCCTAACACCATAGATGTTGCCAGCTGATCTTCAATTGACTTGATCTGTTGATTAATTGTGTCTGCCTGTGAAGCGTTTGGTGTGTATGACTTCCCGTCTGGCAAAATACCTCCAGCAAGAAGTTTAAGCGCTTGCAGTTGGTCCATCAGCTTGAGATTCTTAGCTGTTGCTGCTTCCATTCCAGCGCGCATGCCTTGCTGTAACCCGCTAGTATACATCTGTCCTAAGTCTGCACTAGATTCCCATCCAGCTGCGCCTGCGTTTGGTATGATGGTAGCCATCTATAGCCTTATTGATTGTGATTTACTACTGCTTTAGAAAGGAACGGTGACTTGTTTGCCGTTTTGTATTACTTTTCGTGCTGGAGGATTAACGCCACCACCAGATGTTTGGGCCTCTTGGGTTCCAGCTGCGACTCCAGCTTCTCCAAAAGCTGCTCCGGCAAATCCACGACCGATACCACCAAGAGCAGTCCCAAATCCGTACAGCGGATTGGAGATAATGGCTTGTTGGTTTTGCTGTTGATTGTACCCAGGCAGCATACGCAATCCTTCTGTTCCAATACCAGAAGACTGTGCGTAGAATGGTCTCACAAATATGTCGTTCCGTGTAGCAAGATCTTGTGCAAGGCCCTGGCTAGCGCCGCCCATAATGTTAGCGGCTTGTGCTGCAGCCTGATTGGCCGACGCAGCATTTTGCTGGTTGGCTGACAGGAGCGTGTTGTCGGCGCCTTGGCCAATGTTCCTAGCCAGAGCAGCTACTCCTCCGGCACCTATGCTTTGATTGCGCGCAATATCCGTAATCTGGCGTGTCTGAGCTCCTGCAACATTTTGTGCGTTACGATTCGTAGCATTCATGGCAGCTTGTTGCCCAGCGAGTAGCTGCGCTGCTATCTGATTCTGCATGTTGTAGGATTTGCGGGCCTCGGCAGAGTTAGTCAATCCAGAAAGAGCTGTGTCGAATGACGTACGCGCTGCTTCTCCAGTTCGTCCTGCTTGATTATACAAGTTTTCAACAGCGAACTTTTTGACTTGCGGAAGTAACTGATCGGTGCTTTTGCTAATAGATGATCCGCCCTCTCCCATGACGCTTGATCCAAGGCTACCAATGATGCCACCAATACCAGGCAATGCTACGCCAAGGCCAAGTTTGAGTAAGTCGATCCCGGTGGATGCTGCAGTGGAGTCTGCCATAAAGTATTGCCAGTATTTGTAGTAATTGTGCCGCAGAGCTAATTTATCGCGGGTCTTCCAAATATCGCCATCTCTATGATACAGCAGGAGCTAGAAAGTGCGGCAGAGCTAATCAACCCTAGGACAGACATCTTGCGCAGTGCGCTGCGTAAAATTGTGCATAGCATTGATACGACCGGCGTGTCAATAGCAGTAGTTGATTCTCTGACAGAGTTTGAGGCGCACGTAGAAGCGCTTGAGAAAGCATCCATTGCAGTAATGTCGAGTGAAGTTGATGGCGCAATGCTTGATTCCGTACGCGTCTTGCGCGATATTATCACCAATGCCGCCGAAGGTACTCCAGACAAGATCAGTGCTATCAAGGCGCTGGGCGTTGTCGGCGGGTATGTTGCCAAGCGCAAAGATACGCTGAAGCCAACGAGGGGTATCGGCAACCAGATCAACGTTGTGATCGACAACAACCTCGACCCTGGGAAGCAAGAAGTTCGATTTATAGAGCACGATGATGAATAGTGTAACCGTCAAGTTTTCTGACTGGATGCAGTTTCAGCCCAAACAGCTGGAAACTGTGCGTCATATCGTACCTCCAGATGGTGACTGGACAAAGCAAAAAAAGTACATCTTCATGGGTGGCGCAAAGGGTGGTGGAAAGACTGCATGTGCAATCGGCGTCGCCGTGCTGGTTGCTCTGAAAAAGCCAGGCATCAAGATAGCCATAGCAAGAAAGACGGTGAAAGAGTTAGAGCAGCAGGTCATCCTCGAGTTCTTGTCAAAATTCCCGGACTCACTCTACACGTATTACCGATCTACAAATACAGCTGTATTCCACAACGGCAGTCGTATCAACTTCATCTCATTCCAGTATCCAGAAGATGCTTTGAAGGAGCAGGGTATCGAGCGCCAGATGTACATATTGGATGAGGCGCCACAAATGGAAGAGACGATCTTTCCCTTGCTGCGTTCGTCCATGCGTAACCCACGCATCGATGGCTGGAGGCCATGTATACTGTTTACTGGCAACCCGGGTGGCGTTAGCGACAACTGGTTCAAGACAAGATTCATAGAGCCCGACTATGACGAATGGGAGCCGGACGAGTTGCTCGAGAAGGAATTGTACGCCTTTGTGCAAGCAAACGTATACGACAACAAGTACTTACGTGATACGGACTATGTAACGCAGCTGAAGGGTTTGCCGGCGCACCTACGCAGAGCGTACCTAGAAGGTAAGTGGGGAGACTTCTCGGGGCAATTCTTCGAGGAGTGGAATGAAAGTGTGCACTTCCTGAAACCCGATGAGGTCTTTGACATCCCTGACAGCTGGATCAAGTGGCGCAGCATTGACTTGGGTCGTGGCAAACACCCGTCAGTGTGTCTGTTCTTGACGCAGGACCCTGTCTCTGGGTCCATATACGTGTATCGAGAGATCGGCCACATAGGCAGTATTGTTGAGTTTGTAGGTGCAATCCGTCTACTGTCTCCGCCAAACGAGACATACATCCAGACGTTTGCAGACCCAGCGATGTTTGCCAAGGACAACTCAACCTACGATACTACCCAGTTCTTTACCAACATGCACCTGGAGCCGGCCGACAACTCTCGACAGATAGGCTGGCGGAACATGAAGCAATGGATGCATTGGATCCCGCCAACTGAAGGATCGCCAACAATCCTGCCTAAGCTGCGGTTCTTCCCGTCATGCTCTGGATGTAGAAAAACTATACCGAGCCTGCGATACAAAAAGAGCGGAAGCGTTGACGACTTAGACACTAAGGCGGCTGATGACTACGCCGATGCACTCCGATACGCACTGATACATCTGGCGTATGGCTACGTGTATCAGGGTAAGAACAGATACGTGCGAGGAATGCGCGACACGTATGCTCCGGACTATCAGGAGCTGGATGGTGGGCGGATCCGTAATGAGCACAAAATACTGCCATCATACTCGTCGTTTGACAGCGGGTACGATATTGAGACAGAAGACGGTTATAGCACATCCATTTACTCCTACTATTAGCATGGCAATTTCAATGACAAAGACGGCAAAGCCGTACGACATGTCCAAGGCCAAGGAAAAGCCTAGCCTTCGTGGACTGTTTTCTACTATGGTGATCAAGCCCGGGAAAGAAGCGCCGGAAGAAATGGGCAGCGAAGAGGAGTACGAAGAAGAAGGCACGGAGGAAGAGGGCGAGGAGATGTCAAAGGAGGAGCACATACAGGCGGCCATGGCATCGGCATCCGAAGCCAAAAGCGCCTTGAAGTCAGAAGATATATCTGGAGCCATGGAGGCTCTCGATGCTCTTGAGTCACATCTTGAAAAGTGTTACTGATAACACATGAAATACAAAGTACGGGACTTAAAGTTGAATGGACCTGTATCTAAGGCGTTCAACAAAATAGATTACGGCCAGGTATTTACTAATGTCATGTATGACATAGAGCGCGTATACCCGTACTTTGCCGACATACACGCCAGATACCGCAGGAACGTCAACTTCTATGCTAACTACCAGTGGACGTCTCAAGAGCTATATGCACACCAGCGGCAGTTCCGCATCCCTTATGTCTGGAACAAGATAAGCCAGCAAATCAACAACATCCTAGGTACGCAGTTACAAACAAAACTCGATGCAACGGCTAACCCAATAGAGCCGGGGGATGAGGCTGCCGCTAGTCTTTTGAACAAGTTAATCAAATGGGTAGACCAGCTTAATGATATAGACAAGATAGAGGCTGATGTGTTCAAGGCCGGTCTGCTTGGTGGTATGGGCGCAACGCAAACAAGGTGGGAGTTTTCAGAGTTGCATGGAGGATACCCAGTCATTGATCGTATCCCGTCATACCAACTTGTGTGGGATTTGAATACTACGCAGATGGACTTCAGTGACACTCGCTGGATGGCGAGGGTAATCCCAATGACGCGGGCTGAAGCATATGAGACATTGCCGGAATTTGCCGAGCAAATAGAAGCTGCCGACCGGACGTACGCTCATGCATATTACGTCATGAAGCAGGCGTTCACTCCGTTGCAGGCTGTATCATTCGATAATATCGGCTTATCATCTTCGGCTAGAGATCTGATTTACGTTGTCGAGCACTACGAAAAAATAAGGCAGTTCCGATACATAGTAGTCGACCTCATAGGCAACACTGAGCCTATGTCATATGACACTGAAGAAGAGGCCAACAAATACTACCAAGGGTTGCTGGAAGGATACATAGAGGGCGGGCAGCCCATTATTGACGAGCGTGGCAGGGACAATGTCTTTGTTGCGGAGATCAAAAAGGATTGTTACCTACAGAACCTTATCATCGGCAACCACTGCGTGCAGTCTGAGATGACTGACTTGCCGTCATTCCCGTACCAGGTGTTCTTTGCGAATCATGTGGATGGTGATTTCTGGAGCTATGCGGACGCCTTGATCAGCCCACAACGGTTTATCAACCGCATGGTATCTGAGTGGGACCTGCAGATTGGACGTGCCAACAAGCAGTTTGCTACCGTCATTGAACACAAGTTGGCAAACGGCTGGGACTTCAATCGGTTTATGACTGCGCGATCGCAGACTGGCGCCGCTGTCCCGGTACAAGATCATGCAGCCATACAGTTCCATCCAAATCAACCTGCACATCCGGATATACCTAAAGTACTATCCATGAGCCAGGGGTTCATGATGGAGTTGGCTGGTGGTGCAAATGCGCTAGGCATGCAGGAAAATGCCGCTGAGTCGAGCAAGGCCGTACGAGCGCGGCAAGCCGCAGCCGGACTAGCTAAGCTGCCCATGTACGAGAACTTGATGCGCTGGCGTAAGAGTCTCACAGAGTCTGTTGTCTGGTACCTCAAGCAGTATCTCGAAGACGCACAGGTCATTCGGATTCTAGGTGCTGACGCAAAAGCAACATTTATCCCCCTCGAACCTGGGGATCTAGATACAATCAAAGCATCGCGCACCGATATTGCTATTGGCCAAACCATCGATTCTGACATTTCTCGAGAAGAAACTCTTTCCGAGTTGCGCGAGTTCTTCCAGTCAATGCAAGGCGCAATACCGCCTAACGTTGTGTTGCCAATCATGATCGAGCTGTCTACCGGTATCCCGAAGGAACTGAAGGAGAAGTTGCTGTCACAAATAGACTTCTACCAACAGTGGACTCAGCAACAGACGCAACAGCAACAACAGACGCAACAGCAACAACGGGCTTCTACCCAGGTAAACACCGAGTATATGAGAGAGGCAATCAAGCAGGCAATGCAGCAGCAGAACCCGCAGAATCCAATTGTTGAAAGGATGCAGTAGTGGCGTACGAATGGGACTATACAAAGAAACGTACCAAGGTTATCCCTCGAACAAGAATACCTATTGTTAACTATTTGCTTGAACTGTTTGGCATAGGGCCTGAGATACAAACAACTGGCGGATCTAACCCGGCGCTATTAAACAGGCCGCTGAACAAAGACAAATCGCACCTCATTTCTCAGAAACTTGACTCATTGGATTCTGTTTTTGTTGATGCTTCACGAGAGACCGGGACACCTGTCGAGTGGTTGAAAGCCACGGCCATGCAAGAGTCTGGCGGGAATGCAGACATACAGCCTAAACGTAACAGTGCTGATCGTGGCATTATGCAGATCAGAAATCCTGTATGGGATTACTATCGAACTAAGGGAAGGTTGAAGTTTGGGCACAAAGAGCAAAGCAATCCTATAGCGGGAATTTACGTTGCAGCTAGATACTTCGCAGATATGAGAAAGAGAAACCCCAAGTGGACTGCTGATCAGATAATCAGTGGCTACAACAGGGGTGAAACGGATGTTAACGCAGACATAAGGCGTGCGGCTCAAAGAAACTCAAAGTACGATGCTGGCAAAACAGAGTATGTAAGAGAGTGGAATCAGAAGTACAACACGGTCGATAGTTTGGAAAAGTCACGGCGTCTTCCTCCTAGATAAAATATTGCCAAACTGCACATAGAAGCAGTTTTGAACAGATAATTGCACAGCTATAAGCACCAGTAAACTATACTAGCAACACGATGGCTACGGTGGCAGACTCAAGAGATCAAGACGAATCAAGGCGAAAGCTGTATATGAGATTAAAGCCATCCTATATACAGAAGCTCGCTGAAGGAATGCCTAGGATTATGCAGAATGCGGATGCTGGTGAAATTCCGTACCCAGATTTTACTGCAAGCAATACTCCTGCTCCAACAAAGTCTGGAAAAAGTAGCGATCGCGGAAGCAAAAGCAAAGGCAAAAGCAATGATAGTGCTGTTGAGTCGTTGAAAAAAGGAAGTGCAAAGTCCAATGCCGCACTTAATGTAGCGACTAGCATAGTAGACTTTTTGAAGTCTCTTGGCGAAGACTCTAGCTTTTCGTCACGTAAGCAGCTGGCCAAAAAGTATGGCATAGAAGGCGAGTACACTGGCAGTGCAGAACAGAATACGGCAATGCTTAAGGCGGCTAAGTCGAGCTCTGGATCGTCGCGATCTGAGAATGCGATCGAATCAGGCCCTAAGCCTATGCTTGGTAATGATGCTTCGTCCAGACCGGCAACTATGCCTGATGACAATTTTAGAGTCAAGAGGATGCGGCCTGATGAAATGCCTCCTTCAGACATGCCGGAAGCGACTGACAGCATCGGCAAGCCTGTGCCTCCGTCTGTTGACACAGAGGACATGGCGCGGATGGATATAGATAGGCAGCTCCTCGATCAAAATCGAGAGTTCGTGACGCAAAAAAGCCTGGCAGATGGAACGTGGAAGTCCTATACTTCATTCATCAAGCAGATGGTTCGCGATGGAATGTCGCTACAAGACCTGCCAAACTTCATGGAGTATAGCAGGGTGAGTCCAGAACAAAGAAGCAATGATGAGTATAATTAGCCAAGCTAATTATTTAGCAAATTAGGGTCAAACAAATCAAGGTGCTATATGCCGATAGGTAATGAGCCAGAAGAAGTGGAAGAACAAATCCCCACTGAAGGCGAGGAAGAAGCAGTTGTCGAGGAGCAAGAGGTAGAGGACGGTGCTGACGAGCAAGAGACGGACGAGGCTGACGACTCAGTCGAACAGGATGAGCCAGACGTGTACGAGGTCGATGTACCCAACGATGCAGGTGGGTATGATACCGAGCAAGTGAACATCAACGACTTGCCGTATATCCTCGCTGGAGCAAGAAAGTTGCAGGCAAGAGAGCTAGAGCTTGAGCAGCAACAGCAGCAGTTGTCGCAGTACAATGCCTTGCTGAATTTTGTGACTACTGACAGTCTGACTAAGGCCATCGCGCAATACAGACTTGAAGGTGTCTCGGAATTTGAGGCGATTGAGGCTGTATACAACTACTACTTGCAAAACAATCTCGGCAAAAGTATTGCTGAGGATCCTGACTTAGACCCTAAGGTCCGAGAGCTGCAGGATAAGGTTCGCAAGTACGATGAGTTCTTTGAAAACCAAGAAAAGACGCGCAACATTGATGAGAACAACAAGTTCCTAGCGCAAGAAGCTATCAATCTAGGGTATAGAATTGACGAGCAGGACTTGCCAGTAGTCATTGATGAAGCAAATCGGGTTGCCTTTCAGCTTTTTTCTGAAATCGCTCCCGATATACCGCCCGATCAGTTTACAGCTTTGAGAAAAATTACACCCGGTATAGCGAGAGCTATATGGGATGAGACGTCAAGGAGACTGAAGGGAAGGTTGGGCGGTGAACAACAACAACAACAACAACAAAACACCCAGCTTGTGAGGAAGAAGATGGCAGCACAAAAGATGCAGCAAGCAAGCATATCGAATAAAGAAAAGAAACGTCCTACGCGCATCATATCTGGTAAAAAGGGTACAGATGTAACGTCGGCCAAAGCAACAAAGTCAGTTCCGTATACGCCAAAGGGCTCAAGCAGCAAAGACCGAGCACAAGCACTGAAGGCGTTATTCGGGTCAACAGAGTAATCGGGTTAGTCCTGTGCGGAAAAATAGCCTAAGTTTTTTTTAAGGAGTTCTTAGATGCCAGATGTTTATACCTTCCGTAGAGGACTACGGACAACCGAGACGGTCAATCCGGACAATATCATGCCGGATATCGACGATATTCTGTATCGTGCCGATCCCACCAAGTCGCAGCTTTCCAACATCCTGGATCAAATCCCGGGTGGCAAAGAGCCGAAGACCAAGAAGATACAGGTTCGCCTGTACAATTCGTTCGATCCGTTGGACGAGATTACTGCGATCACTCGCGGTACTGCTGGCAACGGTGAGACGCGTTATGCTCGTTTGACGATGGCGCAGCGCGCTGTTCGTGCAACGACTGACGACATGTTCTATCAAGTAGGCGATACCATCGCCCTTGACAACGGACAGAACGTAACCGTTGTGGCAACGCCCACGAAGTCCCTGACGTATGCACTGCCTAATGGCGGTCTTACTACGGCGCTTACCGGCAACTCTGCTACGCTTACGTCCCCTGGCGACATCGTTGTTCGCAACGTTGACAACGCGCCGATCCGCACTGGCAACATCCAGTGGGTACAATATTTGGGACACACGCTGTACGAAGGGGAGCCGGTCCAACAGGCCAGCGTGCAGCGTGATGTGTATTTCGATGCCAACTACGTTGAGCACCTTGAGCGCGTTATGGAATGTACGGAAGACGAGACGAAGTACATCCAGACGTACGGTGTCAAGCAAGACATGCAGTTCCAGAAAGAGGAAATGCTCCAGGAGATCAAGCAAGATGTTGAGCTGAAGTACATGTTCGGTACACGCGCACTGCAGCAAGACATCAAAAACCAGCCCAAGCACTTCATGGGCGGTGTACTGTGGTCTATCCGCTCCAACGTGTCGGTCTACAACCCTTCGGCTGTTACGGACTATGAGAAGCTTATCCAAGACTGGATGGTCAATCATGTGTTCCGCTTTACGCCGAATGGTATGGAGAAGACGGTGTTCTGCGGTGAAATCGCGCACCTGAACTTCATGCGGGCATTTAAGGACTATCGCCGCATTGAGCTCACCAGCAACAAGAAGATGGCAGCGGCTGGCATTGACGTCACGACGTACAAGCTCGGTATGCGCACGATTAATCTTGTTGACTATCGTCACTTCCGCCTCGGTACGAAGTGGGAAAACTGGATGGTTGCACTTGACCTTCCCGAACTCGAGAAGCGCATCAAGACCAACTATACAATTCGTGAAGCAACTCTCCCGACTGAACGTGTGATTCGTTATGCCGTAGATTGGGAAGGCACATTGGCTTGTCACCGCGAACAGTGTCACGCAATTTTGCGTACAGCATAACCAAAGAGTAACACATTTTAACAAGGAGAAAAACAATGCGTTATATTAGCTATGCCCAGAATCTCGCGCTCATTACGGTAGACGGTACTGTAAAGTACAAGTTCCGTGATGGAGTCCTTGATCTCGGCGCAGGAGTCGTCATTGACCCTGATTTGTCTGGTGTTGCGTCGTCAAAGCTTTTTGACTTCAGCAGCACGTTTGGTGATACCAGTACATCTTTGGCTCGCGCTGGTCAGGGGTACTTGTTCTGGGAGGCACCGATCTTCACGAACTCTACAGCCTTGTCGAACAACAAGCACTACAAAGTAATCACCGGCAGCATTGTCTATAACAATGCGACATACACAGTAGGCGAGCGTTTCTTCTGTGTATCTGGAACGACAGCGTTCACCGGATCTGGTTCCGTGGCTCTTGATGTTCCGCAGGAATACTACATTCCGAATGAAGTCAGCTTCCGCAAGGAATCCTTCAAGAAGATTCATCTCATTAAGGGAGACGAAGCATCTTGGAGCGACGGCATCTGGGGTGCAGCAGCAGAGAACCCGGCAGATACGAACTAGAGTTAGCAGGGGCAGGGCTTGTCGGCCTTGCCCCTATTTTTTGTTTCATATAGGGAGCAGTAATGAGTGACGTGCCAATTGAAGAAGGTATCAAGCGCCGAGGTAGACCGAGCTTAAGTCAGGCAGCCAAATCGCCTGAGCCGGTGCCCGACGTAGCAGACGAAGAGATTAGCGTTGCATTATTAGATGTGCCGAATCTCACAGATATCCCTGAAGACGAGGACTCCATAGTAGAGGATCGTCTTATAGGTTATGATCCTAAGCGAAAGAGCTATCGATTTATTAGCCCGGTCCCATCTCTGATCATTATGTTCAGGGTACCAAGGGTGGATCGCAGCGGCGAGTACGTGCTTACGCAGTTGGGCGACAAAGTATATGACGAGTTTGACGCCAAGTTCCGCAACGGAATGTTGATGGCTGCGCCAGCTATGGCAAAGCTGTTGATGGCTCACAAGTCGTATGGAGGCCAGTCAGAGAGTATCACTGGCAATGCTGACCCACTGTTCTACCTTGACAACTATCCGCAGCATGAGTGGAAGGTCATCAAGGAGCGAGAACAGTTCATCACCAAGGAAGAGAAGGCGTATGAAGAATGAGGATGATGATGACGGAGTGTCTACGCTTGAAGCTGGATGGTTTGTCCTCAAGAACTCTGGTTCTTTGTACCGTATTTATTCACTTATCAGAAAGGCGTTTCCCGTGAATAACTGGAAAACAACAATCAGCGGTTTGGTAGGAGCGACGGTAATCATTGCCCGCCTGTTCGGGTTTGAGATTCCTCCTGCTGTATCTGAGGGCATCATCGTGGTGTCTCTGTTCCTTGTTGGCAAGTTCGCTGCAGATGGCCAGCCGAAGTAATGTCATTCTACGACAACATCTCCAAAGAGCGCCTCGCGTTGCTCCATCCTAAAGTCAGGGATGAGGCTCAGTCGTTAGTGCAAACGATCTGGGACATGGGCATTAGGATGCGCGTTACGCATGGTCTACGTACTCGCAAGGAGCAACAGACCTTGTACAACAAGGGACGTACGACCAAGGGACCGATTGTCACCAACGCAATGCCAGGTAGAAGCTATCACAACTATGGGCTAGCTTTGGACTTTTGCTTGCTGAGAGACGATGGCAAGGCAATCTTCTGGCTTAAAGCGGATCAGAACGCGGACAAGAAGGCGGACTGGGCTCAGATCGTTGATGTATTCAAAGCTTCAGGATGGGAGTGGGGTGGTGACTTCAAGTCAATCAAAGACTACCCGCACCTTCAGAAGACGCTTGGATATACTACGGCGCAGCTGTTGGCAAAGTGGAACAAGACGCAAGCAACATATTTAGATCTATAGCCATCGCGGGTCATCGATGGTAGACGATGCAGTAGGTACCGCACAACCTATTGCTCCCGACTCGGCGCAGCATGACCCCTGCGCCGTTTTATTTTATACCTATGGAAAACAACCAAACAAACATCCCCAAAAAGAGAATCCTGGTGTTGGCAGACTTTGCCTGCAATACGGGCTTTGGAAATGTAGCGCAAAACATTGTCTCACAAATACTGCTGGAAGAACGAGTTGACTATTGGGTTGACGTCGTCGGTATCAACTACTATGGCGAGCCGAATACGTGGCAGCGATTCTATCCAAAAGTAAGGTTGTTCTCAGCCAGCATGTCATCTCGAGGGGATCTATGGGGCAGGGAGTACTTCTTGGAGCTGGCTTCTAGTGGAGAGTATGACTACCTTTGGGTCTTGCAGGATACCTTTATCGTTAAGACGATCGCGAAAGAACTCAAGCAAATACACGAGATGTTGCCTGCTGACAAGAAGTTCACGTGGATATACTACTTCCCGCTTGATGCAACTCCGCCAGATGATTGGATCACAGATGCCGTGGCGGCCGCTCATATCCCTGTGTCGTATACCAAGTGGGCAAAGGGTTTGTGCACCAATGTCTCCCCGGAGCTCGAGAGCAAGATTGAAGTGATCCCGCATGGCGTTGACACTGGCATCTTCAATGTCCTTGATCCTGATGAAGTCAAGGTGTGGAGAACCAAATATTTCCACGGTCACGCAGATGGACGCGTGTTGTTGACAAACGTCAACCGCAATCAACCGCGCAAGGACATAGGTAGAACGCTGCAAGTGGCGCAATACATGAAGAAGATTTACCCTGGGAAGTACCTCTTCTACATGCACATGAAGCCAAAGGACGTAGGTGTTGATGTAGTCCGAGCGGCAACGTCTATGGGTCTGGAGATGTACAAGGACTACGTTATACCGAACAAGCAGTATGATGCCAACAAGTTTCCGGCGTCTCTGCTGAACTATGTGTATAACGCGTCGGATGCAATCATAAGCACGGCTCTTGGTGAAGGTTGGGGGTTGTCTCTCACTGAAGCTATGGCTACTAAGACGCCTGTATTTGCACCAAACCATACAGCAGTAGCTGACGTGTGTAACTATGGATCGTTTGCTACGCTGTGCGCTGCAAGCAACGAGATAATTATTGCCAACGACAATGAGGTTATACGTAAACAAACCGATATTGTAGATATGGCGCAGAAGATTGACGCTGCATTTTCACAGGAGTGGTCAAGGAAAACTATGAATTCTACCTGTGAGCTAGCCTATAAGCATGTAGTGTCAAATCTTGACTGGAACACTGTAGGTCAGGCTTGGCGCGATTTGTTGTTCCGTTCTACACCGAATAAGTCAGAGTAATGCCATTTGCTTTCTACGATTCGACAGGCGATACGACGACCTCTACCGGAGTAGGTCCGCTCATTGGCACGCTGACGCCACCGATAGGGTATCAAACTCCAACGGCAGCTGGAGTGGTCAACAATGTAGAGACTGTCATACGTATCGAGACAGAGAACGGGCTGTTCTGGGAAGTGTGCGATAGCGTTGTAACGCTAGCTTCGGGTGTTTATACATACTCTCGTGGTAGCGTAATAGCGTCTTCCTCTGCAGGATCGCGGGTGTCTTTCGGTCCAGGGATCAAGCGCATCTACTATACTATTGATGCCGATCACTTGGCCAGTGCCGTCACTAACGTAGTCAACGAGAAGCCAAACGGGACGATTGATAATGTTAACGCTACATTTACAACTGACTTCCCGTTTATACCAGAAAGTGTTGAGGTTATGTTGAATGGTGTAGTCCTTTCGTCTCCGGACGACTACTACACTTTTGGGTCAAACACCATACAAATGATGAGTAGCCCAGTTGTGGGTGATAAACTTTTAGTCAATTACACGCAATTAACAAACAACATATAGGAGTAGTAAATGCCAGCAACAACAATCAAGCAGTCACAAATACGTGATGGTGCGATCAATGATGCTAAAGTGGCGGCAGCGGCAGCGATAGCTACAACCAAGCTCGCCGATGGACCGAACTTCATCAAGAAGGACGGATCTGTCGCGATGACTGGTAGTCTTAACCTTGGCAATCAAACGATTACAAATCTTGCGACGCCGTCCAGCAATAGTGACGCAGCAAACAAGTCGTACGTTGATGGTCAGATTAGCAATTTGAATCAGATCTTCAAGGTCAAGCCGAACGCTCGTCTGGCTACAACGTCAAGCATTACAATTAGTAATCCTGGGACTGCATCTTTTGATGGAGTTACAATTGTGTCTGGAGAAATTCTTTTTGTACGAGCGCAGTCGTCTCCGGCAGAAAATGGATTGTACACGTTTAATGGCAGTTCTTCTGCATTGACGCGCATATCCCAAATGGATTCTTGGGCTGAAATCCCTGGTGCTTTCTTTGCAGTAGAAGAAGGTACTACATATGCAGACACTCTTTGGCTTTGTACTTCTAATACTGGTGGTACTCTTGGAACCACTGCAATTACCTTCACTCAAGTTCCGTCTTCGGCTGGACTTCAAAACACGAACTTCAAGGACAAGGAGATCCCTGGAGGAAATATAGACGGTATCAACGTAACATATACTCTGGCCAATACACCGATAGCCGGGAGTGATCAGGTATATCTCAACGGCGTATTGTTGCGACAGGGAGCTGGTCATGACTATCAGATTTCTGGATCTACCATAACAATGTTAACTGCACCGGTGTCTCCTGACTTTATCCAGGTAAGCTATAGAGCATAATAATGCCATCTACAACGCTTAAAACAGGACAGATTCGAGATGCTGCGATTACAGAAGCTAAGCTTGGGCTTAGTGATGTAACGACAGCAAATGTTTCTACATCAGCGCACGGGTTAGCTCCAAAGCTTTCCAACAACTCAGCGCAGTTCCTAAATGGCGTTGGCTCTTGGGTGAATCCAAATCTGCTAAACAGTGCGCCCGGGAACAACTCGTTTTCCGGGCCTACTGTAACGCTAACAGCAGCTCAAAACCTTTCGCAGTGGGATGTATGTTATGTCAACGTTGCATCGAAAATGGCGAAAGGAAGCGCACTGCTATATGCGTCATCTGTTATATTTGCCATGGCAACGCAGGCTATAAACACAGATGCAACGGGAACATTTTTGCTCCCTAACTCATTTGTGCAGAACAATTCTTGGAGTTGGACAGCAGGAGGGGTCTTGTACCTCTCTGTAACTACGGCAGGTGGAATGACACAGACTGCGCCAAGCTCTACTGGTCAATGCGTTACTGTTCTGGGCGTAGCGTTAAGCTCGACTGTTGTGTACTTTGATCCACAGCTTGTGATAGTGGAGATAGCATGATGATCAAATATCTAGCCGACATTGTAGGCGACCAAGTGATCTGCACGATACACGCTATCGAAAACCCATCGCTCACGGACTACCAAAGTGAGGATGGATTTTTGACATTGCGCAAAGTGGCTGGTGGCTCTGACGGATGGCTCGGATACGGCGGACTGTGCCTGTACTACTGTTCGACCTGCCTACCCATCACGCTCAAATCTCCGCACTACGAACACGCGCAAGACCTTACCGACCTCATGGAGCGCATCACACGGAACATGGAGATTGTAAATGGCGACGTTTTACCTTGACTTTGAAGGCGGCAACGATTCAAACGACGGCACCACCTTTGCCAACCGCTGGAAAACGATAACGAGCGGAGCGACGGCGGCGCGCATTGCGCCTGGGGATGTCATCCGCATCATGAAGAGTCCAGATCCCGTATCGCTTGGGGTGAACGGCACCTTCACAAAGCAAAGCCCTACCATCACGCTTGCATCGGCAGTCACGGCAAACATCTCGCTATGTCAAGCCGCATGGACGGCATCGGCAAACGTGACGACCACCACATCATCGACACGCAAGCAAGGCACGCTATCGACATCGATAGCCCCTGCGGCTGCCTTCACGACGGGCTTGCTTGCGTATGAGGCGACGGGGACGCTCGACCTATCAGCATATCAAAACGTCACCTTCTGGATTCGCACCTCATCGGCTGTCTCTGCAAACGTCCTACGCCTTGACTTGTGCAGCGACACGGCAGGCGCCACGCCTGTGCATAGCATTACCATAGATTCTGCAACCTTTACCAACGTTTGGAAGCCCGTGACATGGAAAAACGGCTCTGCTCTGTCAAGCTCCATTCAATCAGTAGCGCTTACTGCCTTGTCAGACCCTGGCACGTCTACCATCCTCGTCGACAACATCCTCGCAACAAACGACCTGCATTTCGGCTCGCTTATCGGTACTTCATCATCGGCAACAAGTTTTGTATGGTATCCTATCAAGTCAATAAACGGCACAACGGTCATTATTGGTGCATCGCAAAACGAGGACGCCGTAACAACTGCTCGCGGATGGCATGATACTACAACAACGACAACCGCTTACGTGAGGAGCGCTATAAGACTGACCACAGCTCAGACAGTACAAGATGGCGGTGAACCATCCGCAAAAATAACATATAGTGGGGGATGGGATAGGACCGCAATGACAACGCAGGACGGTATCACTATTCTACAAGGTGATTTCAATACCATTACGTCCGCATTGTCGATAAATAATCAAATCAACATTTCGGTCGAGTACATTGCGGCCTTATGGGCGAATTCATCTATAGCATCTATTGCTGCCACATGCACCACCAAAAATATTGCGGGCTATGGAGTTAATACCTCAATGAACTTGCCAATCGGTTCCTATGCGTCTAACATTTATTCAATATCCTCATCAGGCACTTACAGTATATCGGGAATTGCAAATAACGTATTCAGTTATTCGAACTCAGCTAACGGCGTTACGTTTAGCACTACATCAGTTAGTTCAAACATAACGTGCCTGAATAACTCCACTAACGGTATAAGTGTAAGTGCGGGGGCGCGAATTACTAACGTGGTGTCGCGTGATAATGGAAGTTCTGGCATCAGTATATCGTCTGACGGTGTTTTTATTAATGGTGTAACTACATCTGGAAATAATGTTGGAATTGCAGCTAATGGCGTTGCCAGATTGAATAATCTGAACTTGAGCGAAGCAACTCCAATATCACAAAGCTCAGGAACTACCTATTACGCATATATTTCGCGGTTCTCACCATACAAAGGCGTCATCTATTCAAGCGGGTCTATCGTTGTCCAAGACAGCACCGCACAGCTACATGGCGCGGCGTCCATATCTTGGAAGCACGACCCGACAACGGCTCACACAACCGACATCCCTGTCGACCAGCCACTGCAACCCTTCGCCGTGGCGGCGTCATCGCTTGTCACTTTCAAGATATGGGTCTACCGCACCTCGACAAACGTCGAAGGGCGCGTGCGCTTGCGTGGGTACGTGACGCCGGGTGTGGACGCTGACGTGACGGCTACCATTACGGCGGCAATCAACACGTGGCAAGAGCTGACAGTAACCTGCACGCCATCGGCGGCGGGCGTTGTGCAGATTGACCTTGAAAGCTACTCTGTCAACGGAAGCACTGGCACGGTGTACTTCGGAGACGCAACCGTATCACAGGCGTAAGCGATGCCATTACCTACCAACCTACCGCTCCTCGACTATAACATCTACGGAAGCCCGCTTCTTCCGCAGGCAAAGCCGACTATCGACCTGGAGCTGCTGGACTATGGTATCTATGCCCAACAATTCGCCGCAAACAACATTAGTGCTGCGCCAGCTACTGACAAGATTGCGTTTATAGCTCGAACTGCGTACTCATCTGTGTCTAAGGTGTCTACGGTTTCAAAGGCGTCAATAGGGAAAATTTCTGGAGTTCTAGCAAAGTAAGCATATTTGGCAATGCAAGTCGAGATGGTGGTAGATTGCATGGTACTTAATCTTATGTGGGATATGGGAATCTCTGATGTAACCGGTCTAGTTGCCACATTGTCGACAATCATAAGCGGGTTTGCTATCATGATCCGCTTTGTTTACAAGGCATCCTCTAAGCTTTTAGAAGCCATGGCTAAAAATCATGCAGATCTTTTGAAGCCTATAGTTGACGATATACGGCAGTCCGCAGTCATAACTGCGCGCATATCTGATTTGGAGCAGGAGCACAAAGACATGGTGGCAGAGCAGTCCCATATCTCGGCGAAGCTGGATGCTATGTCAAATCGCATAGATGAGACGTATAGTCTTTTGCTGAAGCTTATGAAGAACTAGAATGCTGTCTACTGTTGGCATAGCAAGAATAGGCGTTACGAATGTACCGAGGCCAGACATTGTGCTGGTGGTGTTTCGTCCTGGATCTGTATCAGCAAAAGATGTCAGCAAGACTAAGACTGGTTCTAAGTGGGTCAATCTTGAAGGATTCAGTGCCGTAGACATTTCCAAGCCAGTAAGCGGGTCAAAATACATACTGATAGAGCAATGATACAGGTCTACAAAGAAACAGTGCGGGGCGACAATGCCGATTGGTCATTCGTGATAACCATGAATGGCGTGCCGTACGATATCACCGGTTGCAGTTTCCTTGCATGCGCAAAGAAGCGGCTGACGGATACGGATGCGCAGGCTGTTGTTAGTCAGAACAATTTACTTGTCACTATCAACGATGCCCCTAACGGTGTCATTGATGTCAAGATCGACAACTCGGTAGTTGACCAGGTTCCGCCTGGCCATTACTACATTGATGTGAATATGGAAGCCCCGACTGGTGAGGTAGTAACGCCTATCCGGATCATGTGGGAGTTGATGGCAGATGTATTACGTTTTAGATAGGATCGCACATGAAAGACAAGAAGATGCTAAAGCGCACCAGTGCTGCTGACTTCACATCTGGAATCCCTAACAAGAAGAATCCAAAGGACTCGCTTGTCAATAAGGCGTATAGCCTTGGCTACCAGCAGGCCGCTTTGGTTAACGGCATGCAGGCGATGGCCCAGCAACAAGCAGAGCAGCAGCAGCAGTATGCACAGGCTGTCCAGCAATTGTTTCAGTTGCAGGCACAACTTGCACAACAGAATCAAGCAGCACCTGTAGTTGGCCAGATGCCTTCTGCGGCCCCGCCTGCACCAAGCCCTGCATTACCTGGGATGAGCCTGCCTACGCAGCCGACTGCAGCCACTCCGGCTCCCCCTCCTATGATGTAGGAGGATATACATGACCCCAATACAATGGCGTTCGCGCTTGCGCATGATGCTGGATGATGAGGACACTCGCTTCGATAAAGCAGGTGTCTTTTGGGATGACATTGATCTCAACCGTCAGCTAGATGCATCTCAGCTACTAGTGCTAGAGCGCATTGCTAACAAGGGGCAGTACTATCTCCTGCAAGGATTGTTGTCCAGGTACACCGTACCGCTAGCATCCCGCGTTGTTGTAGCTCCCTTGCCAAACAATTACTTCCTTGCTGTTGGGTCTGATATGGACAACCGACCTGCTCGACTACACATGGGTGGAGTTGGCGTCGTATATGAGCAGTACAATCATTACGGATGCGCTGTACAGGGAAGCAACGTAGTGTTTATTGGCGGCATTGGTAAGAATGGCAGCTTGTGGTATGTGCGCACTCCGCTCAGTTTTAGCGTGCAGCAAGGAACGGATCGCCAAGAATTTGATGAGTTAGCGTATCAAGCCATACTTTACCACACTGCTTCGACCTTGATGATTAAGGACAGCAGCGCAACTAACAGGTATGCAAAGCTATATCAGAATACTCTGACAAAACTTTTGCAGGAACCGGTTGAGATGCATGTTATGTTCGATGACGCATATGTTGCATGACCACACTAGAAGCCATAGACGCTGTACAGATGTTGCTCGACGAGCTTGGGTCGGAGTATTACTCCCCTGTGGAAATACTCATGGCACTCGAGCAGGCTCAGGTGGAAAAGGCTAGAGAGTATTGGTACTATGGGAAGAAGGAAGGCATACGACCGTTGTTCACCAGAGTCCCGATCAACGGTTCCGGATCGGCTGGAATCAATCTAGCAGTAGCGTTAGGTGGCAATAGAGCGATGTTCTACGAGGCTCTGCTCGTCAGGATGAGTGATGCGGAACCTTCGCCAATACACCATGCTAGATACATTTCGCCAGACAAGTACATCTGGTACCGATTCTCTAATCCAGGGGCAACCGGTAGAGTAAGTGGCAGGCTGGAGTACAGTGTTATTGGTAGCATACTGTTTCACAACGGAGCCGGAACCAGTGCAGATTTCTCGTACGTTGTACAGCCAACTCTACCTACGCCACAAGCTCCTTTTGTGCTGGCCGCATATGCCCACCAAGATATCGTGGATAGAGCAGCGTATCTGCTATATCGAAAAGAAGTCGGGCTTGATGATCACGAAGCAGTTGGGACCAACGCTGATCTACAACTGATCAACGAAAGCATCAAGCAGCGATCAGAGTTGACAGCTGCCAAGCAAGTGCTGCGCCAGCAATACAAGAAGGACATTGAGAATAGACCAACGACGGAGCTTGAATGATACTTTACTCATCAATGACGGTACGTGAAGCCATTGACGAGATACTCGACAAAGTGTCTCAGCTTCAGACAGCAACCAATCTTGATTACAAGACTGTTTGGATGTTCCTTAACCGTGCGCGCAGAGAGGTGTTTGCGCGTACGCTGGCGTATAAGGATAGCTCATACATCAAGATTGCAAATGTTTCTGACTCTACGCAACTGCCGTTAGACTTTACCCGTAAGCTTAGGGTCATACTTCAAGATGGGTCTGGAGAGTTTGTAGAGGCTCGTTTTGCAGCACCGCAAGAGTGGTGGAAGTTGACCAATGCGGTACGACCTCACACCGTAGCGCGAGCCACGCCTCGTTTCCCCATCTATACATTGTGGGGTGCTACCAACAATATCGCAGACGATCGCGCTTACTTCTACTGCTGGCCGACAAATATGACCGGGAAGCTGGAGTACTACGCTGCGTATGGTGATCTGCCTGTAGACGTAAATGGCGATCCATTGGACGCCTCGCCACTTAACGTGCCATATGAGTTTGAGAACCTTGTGATACAAGCCGCCTTGTTACGGTGCTATGGTCGCCTGGCAGAGCGAGACAAACTTCAAGAGACGTATGTCGCAGTGCAGGCAGAGTATGCCAAGCTTGCCAGAAACTCGGCTGCGTCAAAGGCAACAAACGCCATCAATCAGCAGGCTCTGGTTGATCCACAGCCAAGCATGGCACCGCCGACGTCGCTCACTGCTCCTGTACAACAACCTCAATAAGGATAGCATATGCCATACACAATGCAGTCATATCAGGATGAGGTTGCGCTGAGGTTATCCCGTTATCAGGTATCGCTTGAGCTTGACGCTGGTACGCTTGAGATGATGGTCAATCGTGCACGACGTGACGTGCAGCTAGCTACGCTGCAGATGTTCCCTGAGCGGTACGCTGCAATCATCAACTTGAATCTTGTGTCGGGCAACACCGCAACTCAGGTTCCTGAGTATACAAACACGGTCCCAAGATTCGGGGCCAGTGTAGTCAATACGGTATGGCGGATTCAGTTGCCCGACGACTATGTCCAAATTCATTCTGTGTTGGTCGATACTCCTAACGGAGAAACTCCGGCATACTGGGAGGCGCGAGAAGTCAACAAGACAGAGCTGTATGGAGCGATGCGCAATCAGAACCAGATGCCAACATCGACCGATCCGATTTACTGTATTGAAAAGGATCCGGACAATGCGCGCCATCATATCTATGTCTCTAAGGGAGCTAGTGCAGTTAGTCCTAGTCAGGTACGGATATGGTATCAGAAGGCGCTAAAGTACTTGCAGCTAGTAGGTGCCGGAGGTCAACCAGACCAAGAGGTGAACATGAGCTATGAGTATGAAGAAATGGTTGTCCTGCAAACGATGCTGCAAGCGCTAAAGAAAACCAACTTCCTGGTTGCCAAGCAGGTGATACAGGGTGACATGGAGTCTCTGCTTACCGAGGTAGAGTCTAACTACAATGCGACCGTCGACAAGCGCGGACTGTTGCTGCCTAGTAGAGCTGGCCTTTACCCTGGCACGGCTATCCCGGACAGACCTAACAATGGGCTGACACCACAATAAGGACAAGTAAATGACAACGTGGAAAGAACTGTTCGATGACTTTACAAGCGACAACCTGTTGTTCCAGGAGCGTGTGCCTATTACTCCGCGTCAGTTCATGCGCTGGGCTGCTGAAGGGCGAATGAAAACGCAGCGTCGTACCAGACTGTCAGACAACTTCAAGACGCTGACGGCTTCTGGGGGCGCGTATAACATTGGCGACGATGTACTGCAAATCATAACGGCATATGATAGCGACAAGCAGGAGATGGTACTTACCTCTATGCTGCAAAACTCTATGATACGTGAGCATGATATGCTTGGCGTCAATGAGGTGCCGTACAACTGGTCGTTGCGCCGCGATCCTCTATACATCAAGAACTGGGGCAATGAGTCTCGAACATTCTATCTCGACTCTGACTACACAATCAAAGTACACCCGGACAATGGTCAGGATATTACTCTGCACTATAACGTAGACTATCACCCATTCAGCTCATCGTCTAGCCAGTGGGCTCCCTGGTTTGTTTCTGACGCTGCTTTTGAAAACTTGTTTCAGACTACAGTCGATGCTCCAGAGCTCATGCAGTTCAATGAGGCGATCTTGGCTTATACTGGTATGAAGTACCACAAGAGCATACAGAGCGAGATGTGGAAGGTATACGCAGCTGAGTATGGAGAGGTAATCAATGCAATCAATACGAACAAGCCGGTATACTACACCAATGGAACGGCGCCGTACAATTTAGGACCAATACAGTAATGCCTTACGAGAAGCAGAACATACCGGCGTTTGAAGGCCTGAATATGGGCATTGAGCCCGACGCCATCAAGGATACGCAGGCAGCAGACATGCTCAACCTGCGTTTCACCAAACTTGGCTATCTGGTCAATCGCAATGGCGTGCGTGCTTTTGAGTTTGACCACTATACTTCTCCTGTTCTTCCAGACATAGCAAAGATCAGTGGTGCGACAGCAATCGGAGAGTTCATCTTGTCGGCGCCTGTAACCGACAAGGTTGACTTTGAGCCACGTGGCAACGCGGTTGTTGCATCTGTAATCAATGCGTCGCACTCGTACCCACTTGCATCATATGACCGGTTCATGGTGTATGGGTTACGCTGTAGCTATCTGTCTGAGCCGCAGAAGGCAAGGCTAGTGTATGTCCTTGTGCCAAACGCATATCTGCCAGAGTCTACGCAACAATGGCAGATTGACAACGATGCTAACGGAGCTCAGACGCAGGGCGATTGCGTGTTCTTTTTACGCGCAGAGTATGCTGGTGATACTGAGGCGGCAAATGCAGCGGTGCCGGACCTATTAATGGCGCCGGCAAGGCGTATGCTCCGTGGTGATTGGGTAAACTCTGGCACAGGGACGGTGCATGACCAAACGTGGGTAGAGCACTATCAGCGCATGACTCAGTATGGAAATGCTCTCGTCATTGCAGATAGACAGAACGGAGATCTAATCATACATGATAAGTGGGATGAAGCGGCAACTGGTCAAACCAAAGAGCACTTCCTGCGCATGCAAGAGAATGCAAATGCATTCTTTGATGTAGATGTAGTCAAGGTAGACTTCCAGCTTGCGTCAGGAGAAGAGAACGGGCGCGGGGTCGAGAATGGCATGGGGTTGTACAGATACTATCTACAGAGAAAATCATCTGTATATACGATAGATAACTACGCACCTTCACCATATGATTCGCAGGTTGGCGACGAGCTCCTAGCAGGTAGTGGCCCAACATATGCATGGGCTGAGCAGTATTCTGCGTTCAAGAGCGCATTCTTATCTGGATTTAACATTACAGACGATGGAGCAACGGACGATGACTTGGCTAGAGGCGGAGTCGCTAAGGGTTTATTCAAAGATACGATAGGGAAGTCATATGTATTTTCTGATTACAACCAGCCAACCACAATAGACTCACTACTTGATTCAGTCACTCAAAAAAACCCCGATCTGGCAACTACATATGATGAAGACGGAAACATCGTTAATAACAATGCGGCCGACGTTTTTGTATGGAACGATGTTAAGCTGACATACTACCCGTGCACAGGGTCCGACCAAACATCAAAATTTTTGACTGCTAAAGATCGGGCATGGAGCAAGAAGCAGCCAACTACTCCAAGGATTGTAGAGTTGTCAACAAAGTCTGGCATAAAGCAACGCGTGTCGCTTGGCGTATGGGCGTACAGATATGTATGGGTGCTTGGCAACCAGGAGTACAGCTCCCCAAGCGCACCAATGTTTGTTCCGGATAAACTATGGAGCTGTGTAAAAGATTCTCCGACCTTATCAAGACCACAATTAATTGAGCCTGTGCATGTAGAGTATACACACGACAAGGTTCACAGAACATATCTCGGCCTTAATGTAAGTGGAACTAATAATTGGGGTGAGTCGCTTTTGTTTACCACGGATTTGTGTGTGGCTTCTGGTAGTGATTACGAGAAGATCATAACCGCAATCAAGTCTGGTCTATACGACAATGACCATGTATATGGCCCAAGTTCTCTCAATATAAACAAGCAAGTACTATCGACAGTGACGTCTAATGGGCCTGTCAAAAAACTTAACGGCACCTTCATGTCTGGGTATCAGTTTGGCATCACCATTGATACGGACGGAGCAAACAAGTATAAAATGGAGCTTAGCCATCATTATAAGGCTAGCTTAATTGTTCCCATAACAAGAACTATTAGCGATGAATTTACCAATGGATCTGTTTTCACCGAAGCAATCAGCGGCAGCAATGGTGTAGTCGGTGGACTTTACCGCAAAGCGATGGTTGATAGCTCTGGTTATTGGCAAGATACATATCATGAATTTGTATTTGAAGGCGCCAACAACACTTTTGCCGTGTCCAACGATGAATCATTCCAGTCTACTTTTGATTTGGATAGCATCAAGTACAAGAAAGATGTGTACTATAACTTGATGATCCATAGGTCAGATAAGGGAGTATGGGATGGATTAACTGACCAGTACAGAATCCCTACGCTTTTAAGGTATGTGAATAATCAGGCTCATCGACTTATTGCAACAAAACAAAGCGCTACACCTGAGGCAATATCGCGCCTTGTAGCAGAGGGGATAGCAGAGATAAAGCTGATGGATTATACCGACTGGGCTGTCTGTCGGTCGCAATTTTTTGGTTCATACGAGTATGATAACGTTCCAAATATCGACACAATGCTGCCTAGTAAAATAAGTACAACATTTAGCAGCAGAAGGTACGACCCAACGGTTCCGGATAGTATTGACGATGGCATTATGATTGTTCCGGATATATCCTACCAAGTGCCCGGCGTCCCAATTGGCGAGCAGTATGTGTCTTGGAACGGCGATGCTTCAAGCCGTGTGATGAATGTCTTTGCGCAGTATCAATATATACTGTCAGGCAAAAATGCAGCACAGCCATGGGTGGCTGGAACTGGTGCCTATACTGGAACTGGGGCACCTGAAAAATGGTTTGAGCTGTCCAATGTACGGATAGCAATCCATCTTGAGGGCGAAAGGCTGTTGATCCCAGAGCAAGTGTCTTCGTTCTTCCCGTCGTCATTGCTCTTCAACGCACCTAGAGTTCAGCTGAATATTGATAAAGAGAACATACCAAAGCGTGCTACTGGCATTATGATCTTCCGAACTCTTGCTACGCATGACAATGACTGGCAGCCTACCAAGTTTGGATTAGTCAAGCAAATCACGCTCGACAAAGATGCACAGGGAAGAAACGTTGACTTCTCATTCTTTGACGATGTTAAGGATACGGAGTTAGACTTTGTTACGACACCGGACGAGTTTGATGGAATTGTCAACCCGCTCAAATCTTTATTCGTCAAGCCATTGAAAGAAAAGGTTTGGTACGGCAACATTGTTGAAACATACCAACCGTATGCCCCTCGTGGATATGTCGATAATATAGAGAATGCGTCAGGGACAGGTCACGTAGAAGACCTATCTCCTAATGACTTAGTTCCATATAGTAAACTTGCCTCGTGGAAAGAGCTGGTCGTCGACAACACTCAAGACAATCGTGATTTAGGATTCAAGGGGACGTTGCGCGGAAAGCTACACGAGTACTTTATCGTGTTCAAGGATTTGAACGGAGAGTACAGTCAGCCCAAGTTGATCTCAGACAATGGTAACCCACAGTCAGTGGACTTCACTTCAGTTCCGTCCAACAAACTATGTGCTGTTGTGCTGATTTTGTCTGGCTATCCGTATAACGCCAGCATTGACAAGTGTGAGGTATACAGGCGTTCGTATACTTTTGCGGCAACAGGAGGCAAGACCGATCCGTACTTCTATAAGATCGGCGACATCAAAGCTGAAGACGAGGGGATATTCCTTGATGACGGCATTGAGGTCAACCCTGCTCAAAAGTGGGCGCAGTATGATGATACGGCAAATGAGTACCCAGTATCAACTCCAAGGGAGGATCGTCTCGAATCTAGCATAGCATGGAGCGAGTCCGGTCAACCGTCCTGGATCAAGTATGAGAACCGGTTTGCTTTCCGTGATGGCGATGGAGATCAGATTACTGGGATGGAAGTGATCTACTCCGAGCTTATAGTGTTCAAGGAACGCTCGATGCACCGGGTAACACTGGAGAACATCAGCAACAACATTGGGCGTGTCGAGGAAGTGTCTAATACTATTGGGTGCATAGCGCCGAATACGATCATTTGCTATGACAATACCATCTACTTCTTGTCCTGGCATGGGTTCATGAAGTACGACAACAACGGCATAAGCAAGGTAGATGGCCCTTTTGCTATAGAGCTGAACGCACGTCTGCTAGAGGAGATGAACTCCGTTCGCAACCCGGCGATACGCGATGCGTCGGTAGCACTCAACTCCGCACACCGTGAGCTATACCTGAACATTCCGGCATATGCTGGTCGACCTGCTTATGACTATCGGGATGAAGGAGTGAAGGGCCATATTTATGTCCTGAATCTAGACAACCAGTTGGCAACCAAGTTTCAGTATGAAACAGGCGACAAGCAGATCTTTACGCCGCTAAGAGACCCGGCATACCCAAGTACATCTGGTACTGATTATCGTACCATGGCGAGACTTTATCACACCAACTCTCTTGGTCAATTATGGTCGGCCGAAACATTGCCAAAGACCCCTTACGTAAGTTCAAAGGTGTATCTTGAAGCGCCTACAACGCGTGATTACGATGAGTTTCAGCCTGGCATTACATCTTCTGGATTGCCGGAAACGGTATCCAAGATTGTGTCAGAGCCGGTTCGCTCATGGTGGAAGTCTAAAGAGTGGACTGGCGGAGACAAGTCTTTGCTGAAACGATTGCGTATGGTGATTGCAAATCTTGCTAAGGGTACGAACCCGCGTATTGGGACGGAGTTCAATAATGACGACTACTCGGCAGAAGCTTACCGAGAGGCTATGTTCGGAGTGACTGGTGAGCTCAAGGTAGTTCCTAGTCGCAGAGTTGAAGGTAGTGATCGTGGTGAGCGAATGACCATTCATATCGCTAGTGAAGGAGAGACTGAGATTCAGGGACTTGGATTCCACTGGAGAAAAGTCAATACATGGAATAGATAAACTGGAGCATAGACTATGGCGTCGATATTGCCAATGAATTTTGAAGTGCTTAAGCAGCAGGCTGCTGCTCCGAATGCGCAGCTTTCGCAGGAACAAAAAGACTTTATCGACGCCTACATGTCCAGTCTTGGTCCGTCTGGTACAGCCCCAGCAGCCGCACCTCAGCAAACAAAAGCAGTACGGTCTGGAGACGTTGAGGGTCGTAGAGCATACGTCATGCAGGAGGGTCCGGTCGTGTATGCTGATCGTCCCGTCGAACCCGCTCCACAGGCAGTTACGGCGCCAGTAGAGACCGAACCTGCCGCTGTGCCCGCTGCCGCATCTGCGCCTGCACCCGCTCAGACTCAGACCGTAGCACCATCGGTTCCTGACGCTGTTGTCCAAAACGCAATGACGCAGATCAATCCAGAGATTGCTGGATTAAGCACGCCTGTGTATACGGCTCCGGTAATCCCAGCGTCGGTTATGCCACTACTACCCCGCGTACAAGATCTTTCTGCGAGACAGATGGCATCTATCCCTGCGCTGGCTGGACCTGGAGGTGGTCGTACACTTGCAGCAACACAGGACGAGATTCCTCCTCCTCCTGCATCGCAGAAGGTTGTCACTGTCCCAGACCAGAAGCGACAGCGTCGAGCTGGGGTTGAAACGGCGCCGCCGACGCAACCCGCAGTACCTCCGTCGACAACAGCACCAGCTGCACCAAAGGCTACTACGACACCTCCCGCTACTACGCCAGCGCCTAAGACTACTGCGCCTAAAGGCAAGACTCAGCCGCCTTCTGCAACGCCTCCTGTCGTTGCTCCAGGAACTACAGTTACACCCGAAGGCTCTGCAGAGCAAGCTCCGGCAGAACCTCCGCGTGGGGCTATGTATTGGTACGATCAGATGTATCCGGAGAAAACCCCGGAGCAAATGCAGCAACGCGTAGATCGGGCTATTCAAGAGGGCGAGCCAGAACAGCGATATAAAGAAACAACCCCCGAGCTGCCTACACAGATCTGGAAGCGTCCTACGCAAGCTAAACCTCCTGCACAAGCTCCAAAGCCAGCGGAGCAAGGTGCGGCGCAGCCTAAGCCAACCTCAGCGCTTCCACCAACATTTCAGCAGTTAAAGCAGAACGTACAAGCTGCAACGAAGATAAGCCCCATAAAGTATGCAGACATGGGCGACGTGTCTTGGACCGGTGGGTCTATGCAGGTAGAGGTGGGTGGAGGAAATACTCTGCCTCTCAAGAAGTCGCCTTCAGGGTGGCAAGTGCAGATGGACGACCAGTGGGTTGATGTCGACAAGAATACGCCGCTTTATGATGCATTGCAAAAGAGCACGTCATCTGCACAATCCGCATTTGCACCAGTCGCGACCTACGGCAAGTATCCGTTGTATGGTGATCCGGAAACAGGGGCTGACTACAACCTAGGCAGCCAGCAATCCCCACTCCCGGTCAAAATGACTGTTGGTCCAGGATTGGTTCCGCAATTCATTGACAGCAGATATTCTGTAGGCAAAGGCAAAAGTATCGGCGATTACAGAGAAGTTGATCCTGAGACTCAACAGCAAGGATTCCCGGAAGAACTGGTACCACAATTCCAGAAAGCGCATACACAGGCTGTGATGGCATTCCAGAATAGGATGGACAACTATGCTATGCTGCTTAACGATAATGGCAAGCCTGTTGTAGCATCTTATGATGAAGCGGTAAGTAGACTATCACAGCGACTAGACCCTGCGTACAACACGAAGATTGCAACCACTGGGTACATGCAGAAGCAGGAGTATGGGGACAAGATACAGGGGCAGGTAAAGTCAGTGCTTAAGCAGCTAGTAGACAGAAACGCAAAGCTCATGGGTATGGCAGCGGCCATGCAAGAAGTTGCCGAGCCTGACATAGATGTTGACATTGCAGAGTTAACATCTACAAGAGCAAGATCGTCGGCTGGAATGCAAGAGTCGCAAAGCGCAAGCGGATCGATTAGCAACATTGGTACTGATATAGACTATATCTTGGAACAAAGAGCCAAGGCTATAGTTATGGATGAGGTGTACCAAGGAAGTTCCAAGTTTGGCTTAGCGCTAGACAGTGGATACAGACCTGGTACGCTGGACCAAGATTACATAAGCCCTAACATGGTCGCTGCATATGCGCGAAAGCTTGTGGATGCATGGCCAGATCGACTTAAGAAGCTTGGATATAAGGAGCTGCAGGACCCAGCTGTAAACCCGGACTTGTTCTACAAGACTGTAAATTCCTTGCAACAGTCTAAAGACCCGCAAGCTCCACAGCGGCTAGCTGATTTCTTGAGTGCTACGGTCGGAATGGATACAGAGATTACTGGTGGACAACCAATGGCTGCTAAGGTTAAGCCGTACAATATTGGCGTCACTGCTGTAGTTGCTCCAGAGTCAACAAACATACAGGGATCCGGAGCGGCAGCCGCTAAGGTAGATCGTAGTGAGTCAGCTCCGTCTGCTGGAAGGGCTAAAGTCCCTAGTGGATCGCCTCGTGATGCTGAAAACAATACGTTCAAAAGCGTCGACGAAGCTCTGGCTACTTATTCTACATCGGCTCCAAAAACTATTGACACAGACGCACGCAATATGTACAACTTGCTTGCATATATGAAAGACCCGTCAATTCCCAATGCAAGTATTATGTCCGGTAGAGCTGATGCTGCACTGCGCGGTCTTCGTGCATTGTCTGACGCTGCTCGGACAAAGCCTGACTTTAATAAAACAGTTGGCAATGCTATGCAAGGGCATATGAATACGTTGCTTAGAAACATAGCTCTGTTATCCAATCAGTATGACGAAAGAACTAAGGAGTCAAAATTAACTACTCAAGTAGCACAAGACTTTTTGGAAGGAGTCAAGCTTGTATATGGAAGCAATTTACCTAAGTCAATTATGATTAAGGATAGCAAAGATGGAAAAGAAAGAATGATGAATGCAAATGAGCTCAAGGGAGTTCTGGCGTCAGCTAACAGTGTCGGTCTAGACTATGTCAATGTAGATTTGTCAAACAATCCTGGTGTTCAATATGTTGCAAATAGCATCAAGGGTTATAGCAACCCTGCTGGGTTTGACCCAACTGGAGCTAACGCTGACACTGCATATCAACAGTTAGGAGCATCTACATTCGGAGCTAGTGAGTTCGTGCGCAACATATATACATCGCTTGGCTTACCATATGCAGATGCACAAAGCACCAAATCGTTCATTAATCTTATGATGGCAAGGAAGTCAGCTAGTACAGTGGAGGGCGCTATTGAGTCGGTAAGAAAAGGCCAGGGCAAAGAGTATATCACACGTTAATTGTAAGCCATGTCATTAGCAGAACTACAAAGATTAGCGTTAATCAATGCTGAGCTTGTGCAAAAGGGCAAACCATTGCAAAGCTATGGACTACCTAGTGGACAGGCCAGCGAGTACGCAGGGCTCGAGGGGCTGTTCTCATCAGCTCAAAGCGCTGGTTCGTCTAGCTTCTTCCGCGATACAATTGGAGGGGCAGTCTCAGGATTAACATCTCTTATAAAGACAGGGACTGAGGCTGGCAATTATGTAGGCAAGCAGGTCGGGCTACCTAATCTTGGATCTAACCTCTATACGTTCCTGACCCCTGGTTCATTCCTGCCTGACGTATTGTCACGTGCAACTACCGGGAAGACTCTTGCCGAGCAACTGAGTAGCCTTGGGCAAAACGTAGCCAAAGATACATCGTCGACAGCCTATCAGGTTGGCAACATTCTGGGTCAAGCAGGGACAGCTATACTAGGAACTGGCGCGGTGTCGGCTGGACTCAAAGGACTTGGCATTGGAGCAAAGGCTATCAATGCCGCAGGGTTTACTACGACAGCAGCGGACATAGGCGCCGGCACGGCGATTGGCGGAGCGCTGCAAGCTGCTGGAGACTGGGAGCAGTTCGATAAGTCGAACGGCCAGCCTGGAGCTAAGATGAGCGGGGCCGAGTTCCTGACGAGAATGGGCATGGGAATGATCACGGGTGGACTATCTGCTCCTCTGAACCCACGCTGGGGTAAGCTTGCAAACATTGGGTTTGATGCGCTAGTTGGTGGTGCTACTCAAGGCGCGCTTGAAGGTGCGGGATATCTTGCTGCAAACAAAGCACGCCAAGAAGAGATCGAGAAAACATACAAGTCCAACATTGCTACCAGTGCCGCTATCAATGCAGCTATCGGCGCTGGGGCTCGTGGAGTTCAAGCGTTGCTGACTCCTAAGCCTGCAGCGGCCGAACCCGTTGCTCCTGCTGCGCCTGCTACACCGGTAGCAGCTCTGCCTGCTGCACAAGGAGTGACACCAACTGCCCCAACAACTATCAATCCGCTAGATCAGTTCAAGGCAAACATATCGGAATGGGCTAAGACGACCCCGCCCAATGAGGTAAACATAATTGCGCAGCAACTTGGAGCAAAAGACGGCTCAGCTCAAAGTCTGATAGAGCGCGTCGACCAGATCGTCGAGGACATGGATCCGAGCGGCGAGAATATTGCAGGTACATTGGAGTGGTTGGACAAGCAGTTTGGAACACAGTGGCACCCTAAAGGCACAGGCCAAGTACTGCCGGTTCAACCTGTAGCTGGAGCAGAACAACCTCAAGTTTCAGCAGAAGAGGCGGCAGAGCGAGCAGCTATTCAGGAAGAATCTGCTCCGTTTCAATATGCTCCGCCTACAGAACGAGCTAGTCAAGCTCTCGTGCCTAAGATAGAACTGTCACAGCCACCTGGTTTAAAACTACCAGCTGTTGATGTTGCAAAGGGCCAGGGTATAGATATCACTCCTCCAGAATTGTTGCGCTCTTCTATTCAGATTGCGGAGGCACATTATGTTGCAACACGCAAGATGTCTACATACTTGGAGCAACTACCACAGGACGTTGTATCCAAGATCGCAGCTAACGTAAAAGCTCGGAAAGCCACACCGGCTAGTATAGTGACAAAGTTGCAATCGGATGCAGCTGGATATGATCCAGCGCAAACTGGAGCGGGTCTTCAGTGGATGGAGCGTACATTCAACTCTCTCGTATCCCAAGTTCCAACAGTCAAAGAATCAGAGCGGTTAGTTTCGACACCGCCTACACCCGAGCCTGTACCTTCACCAATACAAGGAGAACCCAATGTTCAGCCGAGGCCTGAGGACGTCAATGTCAGTGAACCCGGACAACCTGAGCCAATCGCAGGAGAGCCGCCCGTCCAAGCGGTTGAGCCCAGTGAAGTCCAACAAGCAGAAGCTATCCCGCCCACTGGTGCGGAAGGTCAAGCGCCAGAAGAAGTAACAACACCAATTACAGAACCAATTGCAGGAGAGCCAAATGCCACTCAAGAAGGGCAAGTCACAGAAGGTGGTCAGCCAGAATATCTCGGAGTTCCACAAGGGGAAGACGTACAAGAAAACGTCCCAGAAGTTCGGCAAGAAGAAGGCGAACGCCCAAGCGATAGCAGTAGCCCTGTCGAAGGCGGGCAAGAGCAAGCCCAGTATTTCAGAGGAAGTCTAAGTACAAAGGAAAAAGTTGCGCTCGGAGGTTATGCAGGTCTGCCGGATTCTCTAGTAAAGTCGAGTAATCCTGAGCTGGACGATCCGGTTGGGAGCGTGCCCGACACTGGTGTGCGCCGATCGCTAATAAACCGTGCAGCAGAATTTGTCAATAATGCATATAATTATTTAGACGGTTTCCATGTATCAAGAAACGTCATGGCAACCGTCAGAGATCCCATACGCGCGCGCCAAGATCTGGTACAACTTTTGTCTGGCGAACCATTAATTAAACCTGTCGTGGGTAAAGAGAATCCTTTGACAGATGTGTGGAATGTTATATCTGCTGGAAAGCTGCCTCCCCTCCCAACTCTGACGGATTTAAGAAGGGACTCTCGAGAGAAGGTAAGAAACAATGTATGGGGCAAGGGAGAGCAGGAGGTGTATGTTCGAAGAAGAACCAAGTTAGCCATTAAGTATATATATTTAGATGACGCGGAGCAAGCAGCTAGGATCCCTGTAGCGCTAGTTACATGGTATCAGAGGGGACATGAGTATGCTGGCAACCCACCTGAGGAAACGCTGGTGTCTTTGATTCTTTCGCCAGATGTTCTTACCAGGTTTTCTTCAAGAAGAATAGCGGCGGAACCAATGCCGCCACAGCTTTTGAGTGACGCGCAATCATCTGGCACGTCTGAACAACAGCAACTAGATCTATCAAGCAGCTCTGTTGTAGCAGACAATTCATTAAGTAGACAGGCAAAATCTACGCCAGCTAATAACAACGACCCTGTTATCACTGTCGCTGGAAGCGAGTTGTATAATGAGTTTGTTGGGGACATTGAACTCGATAACCCTGAGTCTTTGGTTGACCAGTACTTGCGGGATGGTTCAATTACAGACTTCCCAAATGCAACAAGTGATCAGATTGCGCGAGCTGAAGAGATTGTAGAAACGAATCTCAATGGTCGCAAGATTCAGGACCTTGCATCAATGATCATTGATCAAGAAAACACGCTATCTAGTGAGTCAGAAAAGATGGCGTCTTCGATTCAGAAGTTTTTGATTGGAGACACTACTGGCAGTCATACGCTAGAGATGTCGGTAGCTGGCGCACAGAACCCATTGCGCAACCTGATTGGAATAATTGCTGACTATACTGGAGCCGACGCTCCAGACATGCGACGGATGAAGAAGGATGCCCAGGCAACGATGCTTGATGATGGCGTAATGCGATCTGATTATGTCTTTGAAAAAGATGGCGTACCGGTCGCAAGTATGACATACTATAAGGAGCCCGGCAATAAGCGTGCGATTATAATTCTAGAGCCTAGCAAAGAACTGCAGGCTGCTATCCGCCTACAGCAGAGCGAGGTTATCAACCGTACAATGGAGGACCAGTATGGTGTATCGTCGGATATTGGAGAAATGTTTGCGGAGACTGAGACCGGCATTAGCCCAGCTGAAGTAGCTCAGCTAGACGTACAGCAAACTAGAGACAAACGTCAGCTGCCTTATCAAGAGAACGTTGAGTCGCGCTCTCAGATGCAGCAGATATATCAAGAGCAGATAAAAGAATATGCTAACACGTACGATGTTCCTGTCGAGACGTTTGATGCAGCTGTTGTTGCGGCCTCTAATGCAGAGGCGGAGTCTGGACGCCCTGGAGATATTTTCCAAACGGATGCTTGGCAGTCATACGTTGACGGACTACAAGATCCGGAACAAGTAGCAATAGCTGAGGATCATAACTATCGAACCGATGTACGGGAAGCGTTGGCGTTCAAGCGTCAGATTGAAATGGCAACGCAAACAGTTGCTGGCCCTGCAAAACCCAGGCGCACTAAACGTAGCAAGCCAGAGCAAAAGGGCTTTGACTTTAACGAAGGTGCTGCAAAAGCTTCATTGGGCATCTTGCCGGCGATTGCGGCGCCTACGCTTGAAGATGACAAGGAGTATTTCCCTGGCGTAAATGGCGCAACTCTTAAGGGGCTGCTGTTTGCTGTTGGAGGTGGCGCCTTTATGGTGCATCATATCAGCAAGAAGCCAATCATGCATGTCGGCGCTGAGATTACTGGCTTGACTACGCAGCGCACGACATGGATGCAGTCGCTTCGGAATCGAATGGTTGGCGTTCGTGATAGGATTACTGGATCTGATGCTAAGAAGTTGCAGCATGCCACTATAGAACACAACGCCCGCATATATGGCGAAGCCATGAATCTAAGCGAAGAGCAGATCAAGGAGTTGGCCGCTAAAAACATCAAGGACAATGATGCATTGGAGAGCATGCCTAGCATGTTTGGACTCGGTGGCGTAACATCACTGTCTATCTTGGGCAAGCAAACAGGCAATGCGCTTCCAGGCAGGTTGGCTGAAGCAGCATATGCCGGACGTGCGATTGGAGAGAAGAGATCTATTGCTATCAACCTTGCTCAAAAAGCATTCAAGTCTTTGCCAGAAGATAGGCAGGTTGCTCTTGGTCAGTTGCTTATTGACATAGACTATGCCACTACCAATAGGATAAATGCCGAGCAGATCATGAGCACTGAGAATAGGTGGACTCCTAAGGCTGCAACGCTGCGGGATCTTTGCAAGCAAGAGATCGAGAATGTATTAAAGAAGACCGCAGCACAGAATCCTAGCGCGTGGCCTCAGCTCGAACAAGACTACAGGATGTTAGATCCCATCTATGATGATGCGCGGCGGGCATATTTTGAGATGGTAGCATTTGAGCAGGCAGGCGTAGAAAGTATTGACAGTGGGTTTAAGAGTTACGGAAAGAAAATTGATCAACTGGAGAAGGTAAAGGCTGGAGCGTTAGAGCAGCTGCAATCAGCGCAAGCCAAGGGGGCATCTCTTGAGGAGATAAAAGCAATCACAAGTGCTATTGAGGGGATCAACAACCAGGTGATCATGGCGATGAAGATGCGCAATGTGATTGGCGATTTACGCAACGCTCGAGATATGTCTGTTGTGCGCAAGTATATCCCAAGATGGTTTGACGTAGACCGACATGAGTTCAGGATTAGAATCAAAGAAACTGCAACAGACATTGGACTGGTTCAGTCATTCAAGGACGAAGCCGGCATGACTAGATTCTTGGAAATGATGAACAAGCAGTTGACCGACGAAGATCGTAAGCTGAACGGCATCCCTGCAACTCATCCGCAGACCGGTAGGGATATCAATACATTCTCTGACTTCTATAGATCCCAGGGAGGAAGTGTTGAGGTAGTGGTCAACAAGCAGAAGATCACTAAAATCATTGAGCATACAGCGGATCAGATGGCTCTGAGAGAAGCTCTCGAAGCATTGCAAGACTCTGTTGCAGATGGTGGTGGCATAACAGCGGACAGATTCAAACGGTTCTTTGAGGCGTATGGCAGTGACTTGTCGAACATGATAACTGCCAAAGAGCTTGACGACATCGGTATTTCTGGCCGAGAAATAGACAAACTGGTTGCAGCAAACAGCAGAGTGTCAACAGCACAGATTCGACGACTTATCAATGCTGTGGCTGTACCCAGAATGACCGATGTAACAATGCATCGTGCTAACGTTTTAGGATACGCCCCGGAGAGAATAAACAATCTTACCAAGGAAGTCAATCCTTTGTTCTCTAGAGACATGGTTGACTTTATTGATAACGGCTTTAACTTCTTCTTGGCCAGAACCAAAAGCCGGGCAGAGAGTGCGAGCTTACGTCGAGAGATAAACTCTCAGATCATTGATCTTACTGCGCGTGGAATTGCGCCAACCTATGTCGATAGAATAGCAAGTATTGGTAGCGGTCTGCGCTGGAAGCCAACAACAATGACTACAGCATTAGGTAAGGAGATACTCCTAAGCCGTTTTGATCGTAAGATAGCAGCGTTTGGAGCATTCAAAATGATGGGAGGCAATGTCCCATCTGCGGTGAAAAACGTATTCATGGGCTTTATCAACACGGCTACGCAGTTATCATCAGAGACCGATGGTAGCTTGGCTAAAGCTATGTCACTTGGGTATAAGGGTGAGGCGGCTTACTGGCAAATGTTGGCAAAAGATCGTTCGATGCGGAAGGAAATGGCCGCGCACCTGCGTTCTCCAGATAGTCTTCAGACCATCGACGAACAGATAAATAGGGCTATAAAGTCTAACGACGCGGCGCGTGCGGTGTGGATTCTGGCTCGAGAGTCAGGGGCATTTGACGCTGTGTTCTATAAGAACCTTGAGCGTGTACTTAATCCAGAGACTATATCAAAAAGCAAGATTGCACAGAAAATAGTTGATATAGCAGCATTGCCGCAAGTCTTAGCCGAGCATCACAATCGTGGCGCTTCATTTATGACTGGAGCTATGGCGCATCTGCAACAGTTCCCGGCTGATGTTGAGGGCGCGTTTGCCAAGGGACTGCAGTTCCAGGGTATGACGCAAGGTAACTTCAACAACTACAACAAGTCGGCTCTTGAGCGCAAGCTTTTGGAATTGCCGTTTGGCAGATCTTTCTTGTTGCTGTCTAATGCAGCGCTGCGTAGCAACGAACAGCTTGGCGCGCACTTTGTCGCAGCTGCAATGAGGCCGACGCATTCAAAGATTTGGGTTCCTCTGTTGGCGTATGCCGGTACTTCTATGGTATTCACTGGATTGGTTGGCGCGCCGATCGCTGGTGACGTTTACAAGACCGTCAACTTTATAGCAGACTTGTTCGAGAAGGACGACGACGAGCTAAAGGCAATCAAAGAAAGTCCGCTTGAAGCGTTGCAGCGCAAGGCAGGTGAATCGGCCGCAGCTATGGGCTTTAGCCAAGAGCTTGGCGAGTGGGTGTTCAAGAACATATCTATCGGCACTTCTTCGGTTCTTACTGGCAAGAACTTCAGCACAGAGAATACTATTATCAACTTTGCAACACAGTGGCCGCCTCCTGGAATCTCTGCCCCACTGGCAGCCTTTGACTACTTCAGAAACTTTGGTGACATGCAGACTCCTGCCGCAATGGTTATTGGTGGGACGTCCGCATTCAATGCAGAGTTGGGACGTATATTCCGTGGGTTCGAGCAGGTTCGAGTTGGTGGCAAGCTTGGCAAGAGTGGCGATCAGGTGTCTACAGGGTATGACCTAAAGAACTATGTAGGCGATGTGTTGTTTGGTTCAGACTTGGACGACGCTTTGTATGGTACAAGTAAGCGTGGCGGAGGTGGTAAGATATACTTTGCTGATCAGGCAAACGCTTACATGAAGACTATAGATAACATCAGTGGGATAAAGCTTGACCAGAGACTCCACAAGGATCCATTCTTCGTTAAGACAGAAGGCCTGCCGGACAAGCAGGCCATGGTGGAGGCTGTCAATAAATTCAGAAGCTTGAACATTGTCAACTACGATGCACTTGCGGAACAACGTCAGCGTACTCTTGACATATGGAATGGCATAGCATCAGATCCAGAAAAGCGTAATGTCTTAGTTCGCATAGCTATGGAAGGACAGCAGGGGTCAAGACAGAGCGACCCAGGGGCATGGATTGATGGGGCGGGCGACAAGATAAAGTCTTATTATCTAGGCCTTGCAGTGCAGCGTTCGTACTCACAGATGGGGATACCGCCCCCTGAGTTTAAGTATCAAGAAGCGGACCCTATGTTCCCGGTGTGGAAGTATATTGCTGACAAGGCAAAGCGTGGTGGGATTATGATTGCACCAGAATAGTATTAAGAAGACAACCGAGCAACCATGTCTGATAGGCGCTGTGCATCTTTCTGGAACTTCTCGATGACTGCTTGCAATTCTGGAGACTGTGTCGTAGCTAAGTCTGGATTGTTAGGCGCAGATTGCTTGGCCCAGACTTGGCGTATACTGTCGTGGCTGTTAGAAGTATTGCGCTTGATGTACTTTTGTGTGATGTTGATCGAGCTGTGATCTAGCAGGCGCGTTGCCTCAAGAACCCCAACTCTTTCTGCCATCATGGTTCCGGCTGTATGTCGTAACGCATGTGGCGTGAACTTGTATGGTAGGTTTAGCTTAGAGATGTACCCTCGCAGTCCACCTTGACTTGCTGGCTCCGACCCTGTACCTGGGAATAGGTAAGCATTCCTAACGCTGCGCTGTTCTCTGAGGCGTATGTACTGTTGCGCTATATCTTTGAACGTCTGACCATTAGGCATGACAATGTCCAGTGGGATGCTCTTCTCTATGTCCTCGACTGTACGTGATTTCTGTCTGACAATGAAGAAGGACAACTCGTCCTTGGTCAGCTTGTAGTTCTTTGCTGTTAGTGCTGCAGAGATTCGTGCTCCAGTAAAGAGCATGACACACATTGTTACGTAGTGCTTGATGTCCCCGTAGGTAGAACGGTAGTTGTCCATACGCTGAAACAGGACTTGCAGTTGATCGTCGGACATTGCTTTGTCAGACCAGTCACTACTAGTCTTGATGGCGAATCGCTTTATAAGCTCAGAGGCGGCAGTGCTATCAATCAAGTATTGATCTTTCAGTATAGCTGCAAGAGTCTTGGCATACTTGTAGCGAGCATTGCGAGTGTGCGAGGATTGAGCTAAGTAATCTCTGATCAACAGAACTAGCTCGACTCCGTTTGGGAATGTATCTTGTTTGTAGTAGTCTAGCAGTACATTCATAGACCTGCGAGCAAGTTGCTGCAAAGACTTTGATGGCACGTCTCGTTTTTTAGTTGGCATCATACAGTACACATTGACTGCGTTCAATAGTTGGGCTCTAGTTGTCATCGTCGATACGTCCCCCGGATTTGGTTGTGATATAAAACTTCTGCAAAATAAAAGCTATCCAGCGCAGATACCTCTCATAGCCAGTTGCATGCTGCTCCTTGGCTTCTTCTAGTTGATCGTCATACATGCGTCAAAAGTTAATTATGGTAAATAAAATCTTGCAACACAACAGCCAAATGACAATTAGTATAATGGCGTCTGTGTGATGTTTGCGCGACAGCGCGATGGCAGCCCTCCATGGTATGTATAGAAAAACTGCAAAGCAAAGAATGTACGCTGTAATTTCCGATGCTATGCTGGCAGATGTTGTTTGCGTGATCATATTGTTACTGTGCTGTATGGGTTGGTGGTAGAATCTTTCGTTATTGTTTGTGATTGTAGTAGTATGTAGCGTGCGACTGCCTCGGGCACTGATCGTACTGCAAACTCGTTGAGTATCTTCTGAACAGCAGTCCTGCCGGCTCGTTCGCTCATGCTTAGTGCGGTAGTAGTTTCCTTGACGGTGTATCCAGCAGCCAAGTATGCAAGCATGGAGCTGGCAATCGGTGGCAGTTGGGCATCTGCGTTGAGCGCAGTGATCCTTGAGTAATGGTTACGATATAGCAGTACGAGAATGCTACGAGCGAACTGCGGCGTAGAATGTGCGAGGCTGTGCCACGCACTATCTTCTGTAGTCCTTCTATAGACAAGCCCCTCTATAGTCGGCGTGCCGTACGGCAGCAGAAGACTGTACCGCACGCTGTATGTTGGGTGCAACAGGACCGCCTCAAACCCTTGGTCGGTACGCGCAGATCCAGCGAGCATCGTCTTGTGAATCTCTGCTATACATGAATCAAGATCTAATGCTTTGATGTCTGATATGTTGTAACGGTATTTCATGTTATGCAAGCCTCATTGGCATGATCAGTGCGCATTTTTCAAGCCGGCAATCGTAGAAGATAGCGGCCCGCAGTGGCGATGATACGCCGATGTATACCCTGTGATTCTCGTTGTCACTGTGCGTCAGGGGATTGAGAACTTTGGTCATGTATTCTGGGTTGAACCCGATGCGCATCTGGGTTCCTGTTAAAGATGTTGCTTCCTGTTCTAGAGGGAACGATTCATGGACACGAATGTTCTCATGTGTAAATTCCAACGCTATAGCTTCAGCAGTAAATGTCATTATCATAGGGGTGACTATGTCGTCCTTGATAGAGCTAGCAATCTTGGCTATGTACTGCATCTTCTGTTGAAGCTCAAGCGCCGTTGCCTGTGTGATACATACCGTGTGATCTGTCTTGTCCGGAATGACATTCTCGTAAGCTGGGAACTTGTCTTCTGAGCTAGGCAACAGAAGCTCGTGTGTCATGTTGCGGTCGGTACAGAACATTCCGTTCCAGTTGTTTTCTCGCTGCGTAAAGAAGTACGTCCCTTCTCCTATAAGCTTCTGCTTGTGCGGGATTTGCATAAGCACTGGCTCTACCTCGGCCGGTGACTTGCGTGGCAAGCGTAGCAAGGTGTACCCATCGGTGGCTACGTACTCTTTGCCATTGCAAAGGATGCCGTTCATGGCAGGTCGGAAGTTATCCTTGCTTGTATACTGTCTGAGCATAGCAATGTAGTGCGCGTTCAAACCAACGGTATCAACGGGCGCCGATAGTGTTTTGTTCGGGATGATTGGGTAGTCGTCGTAGTCCATCAGCTTGATCGTATTTGTAGACCGACCGTAGATCGCTTCGATTGTGTTGTCTGAATACGCACGTAGCTCCATCGATGTATCGTTGTCTATCTTGTGTTTGGTCAGCGCTTGGAACGCTTCGTATGGCATGACCATAGGCTTGCTAGCAACATCTCCATGCTCCATGTAAGACTGGATGCGAACCCTGCTTATGCCATAGGTAAAGAATGGCGAGCCGGTTAGCGATTCCAACACGAGGTTGTGAGCCCCCTTCGGGTCTGCCTCAATCAACACTGAGTTGGTAATTGGAATCTTGTTGTGCTCCGGCTTCAGCAATGGCAGTGCTCGCTTGAGTGCGCGAAGCGAGAAGGTAGCTGACCAGATCAGCTGACGTGTTGTAGCTACGGTATTCGTAGCTGTTGCATCTGTGCTCATATGAACTCCTGATATATGGGGTAATAAAAAAAAGCATGCCACAACACACTACAGCATGCACGGCTCTCATCGTGGGCGAGGTCTAACCCAGTGTGTTTTCACCGCACGCTTTGGTGGTATTGCCACCATGCGTTTTATCTTGTGTAAACATTAGGACTTGTCATGAATACTGTTGCACAGGACGTTGCTACTCAGTACCTAAAGAAGTACCCGAGCATAGCAACGCTGACGCTAGCAAGGAAGCTATACAAAGACCATCCTCTCCTATTCACATCGTTGAATTCTGCCCGCATGGTAGTGCGGCAGACGAGAGCAAAGGCCAAAAGAACAGAGCCAGAGTCAATCATTTCCACCTCTACAATCGTAGACCCAAACAGGATCCCGGTTAGTCATGCCGCTGTACGTGAGCCATACGTAATACCTGCCAAGTACAACAACATTCTGGTCATCTCGGACTTGCATGTTCCCTATCACTCGGTGCCTGCGTTGAAGATTGCACTGGAGTATGGGTTGCAGAACAAAGCGAACTGCATCCTTATCAATGGTGACGCACTGGACTTCCATCATCTGTCAAAGTTTGAGAAGGACATACGCAAGCGTAAGACTAAAGAAGAATTTGAAGCCGCACTTATACTCTTCAAGTACATCCGTGAGTTGTTCCCGAAGGCGCACATTGTATGGGCTGAAGGCAACCATGATGCTAGGTATCCTAGGTTCTTAGCGTCGAAAGCCCTGGAACTTTTCGACGACGAATACTATACGTTGCAGGCCCGACTGCAGCTCGACAAGTTGCGAATTCATTTCGTTCCTGATACGTGTTATGTAAAGGCCGGCAAGCTTTCTATAAGTCATGGTCATAGGATAATCCGTGGCATCTTCGCGCCAGTCAACGCTGCACGTGGTGTGTTCCTGAGGACCAAGGAGTCGCATCTCATAGGACATACGCATAGTGTCAGCGAGCATAGCGAGAAGACATTAAGTGGAGAACTGATAACGACGTGGTCGACCGGCTGCTTGTGTGAGCTGAACCCAGACTACGATCCGTTCGTGTCGAAAGCGGCGCATGGGTTTGCATTTGTCAGCGTCATGAGCAATGGTCATTATAGAGTGACGAACAAGCGAATCGTGAATGGCGAGTTACTATGAGTTCTCTGTCTTAGTGTGACGATGATGCCTGCTCAGATATCCATTTGTCATAGATCAGCTTGAACACTGCCTCGGCATTCAGTAGCTGTGTAATCTGAAGCGGTGTAAGATTACGCATGGCTATGACTGGTTCTACATAACTGCCACGTAGGTCCATGTCATCGAAGCACATTGAAGGAGCTACATTCCGGTCTGAGTCCGTAGCTACAAAATTGAATATTGTAAATCGCCTCCCAACTAGCGGCCTCATGTCTGCTCCACCCAAATCAACCTGATTGACGTCAATCAACAACATGTTCCTAGGTGTTGGTTCTTGTGTGTCGATCATCAGCATTGTCTTGCCCGTGTCTTTGTGTGTTATCGTTATCATTGTGAGCCTCTTTAGTTTGTTGAGAAATTTTGAACTTGCTCCATGCAATGTCAATGAACCGTCGAACTGCTTGCTCTCCTATGTATGTCATACGTTTGCTCCGCCGTTAAGTGATGTGATGTATGCTTGCCATGCGTGAGGCAGAGAGTCTATGTTGCCATAGTATAGGTTGGAATGGAATAGATTGTTAGATTTTGATTGTTGAAAGCAGACAATGTTTGGTACATAGCTACTCTCCTTGAAGCTAGGCTTGGGACTGTAGGTGCGCTTAGGCCTTGCGTTCCAGTCGTAGTATCCATTCTTAAATACTCTGTATCCAAAGCGACAGGCTACATTCTGTATGTGTCTTGCTGTGGTTCTTGACCAATAGCCACGTGCAGTTACGGTCCGTTCGTTGTGGTCGATGTCTGCAACGTGAGTATTGTAGGACTTTACCCACGATTCATCGTCGGATATCCAGCAGTTTGCTGCGAGACGTTTCATGTTGACCTCTGTATGTTAGTGATTAGCTTTCGAGTATGAGATACTTGCGGTATTCGGCTTCAGTCAGGTGGCGCTCCGGGTATGCGAGTTCTACATTGCGAAGCTCCTGCACAAAATCATCGGTTGGCTCTACCAAGATGCAGTCGCCTTGACGTATGATAGACTTGATCTTGCCGACGGGTACGTTGGTCTGGATAGTCCATGCAATGCAGGCAATTGGTCCGACTCTCGAGTCGTAGTCTCCATTGTTAGACGTATCCCAGGTAGCTTTGAATTCTGGGATAGAGTTACGAATAACGTGTTGGTAGTCAATCCAGATAAGGTACTGCCGGTCAGTTGAGGTATCCTTCATGCGAATAAAGTATGACCAGCCAGTGTTGCGTGATCCAAGCAAAACGTCATTGCTGACAGTCCACAATTCGTACCGATCGTCGAAGTTGTGGGTGACAAGCGACCCATCTTCTGCTACCCACTGCGTTGTCTTGGCGATGGTATCAGCGACAAGAATCTTAGCATTCGCTTGCTCGAGTATGGACTCGATGCCGAGATAAAGCAGGGCAACTCGTCGTGCTTCCATGTTTGTGAGAGCCGCAACTTCTTTGAACTCGAGTGGCTCAATGCTATCCCAGAACTCTTTGAGCTCGTCGAATGGGCAATCGCGATGCTTGGACTTAAGCACCCTACACCCTGTGTTGTAGTCAAAGAGCACGTTGTCGATCATGATCTGCATAACTATCCTTTCTATATGGTTGTTAATGGTTGTGTTATTCTTCACGATATTCTGTTACAGTGTAGTTGATGTTGATTGGCATTGTGATGACGCAATCTAATTCGTTCCACTCGAAGATAGCGTCACCGTTCGTTGATCTATGAACTTCAACACTCCAGTGTTGCTCGTAGTCGCGACCATCCTCATTGATGTGTTCGCCATCCGCCAGATCATAGCATGTGTCGCTGTAAAAATCAAACTTCTGAACCACTGAAGCTAGATACTCGACAAGCTCCTTTTTGTCTCCAGTCATGATGAAGTCTTGCTTGTATCGAATCGTCGCAAGAGTGTCGTAGGATAGATCTATGATGGTCGAAACGTACTGAGTGTAGAACTCAAGAGCACGCAGGTTGTACTCCTTCTTGCTTTCTCCGCCCAGAGTATGAATGTAATGGGCCGGGTCTAGAGTAATGTATGCGCTGACTGAATACGTTTCGTTCCACTCAGACTGCGAACTCTTGTCCCATCTCAGCCTAGTCTCGTCTTCTTGGTCAACGTAGATTTCTACAGTACCTGCCTCGCCCATGTAGTACCCGTCGCTTGCATCGTAGAACTCTACGTGGTCGTAGATGATGCAGTCGATGATGTATTTAAGCTCGTCCTCTATCTCTTGGGACCAGGCTCCATCGTAGCTATCATCTTTGAGATAGTGTACATCCATATTTGTATCGCCCATGTTATCACCTCCGCATGAGAAGGTGAACTCGACCTTCTCTACGCCAAGTGACTTCATGATTTGTATTGCACGTTCTTCCTTGCTTAGTGCCTGTTCTTCTGGCGACGCTACTGGAACAAACGGTTTGCTCTCTGACATAATGAACCTCGTATTATGGGTAATAAAAAAGGCCGCTTGTTCTAGCGGCCCTGAAGACTAACATACTTGCTCATGCTTTTGTCTATGCAACTTGTCGACTAGTTGTGTAGCCTCGGCTGTTGCTTGTGGGTTGTCAATATCCTTGACGCCGTTGTGCATCCACGGTTGCACCTGCATGTGTTGCAGGTAATCCTGTGGTGTGGGAACAAACTTCATGCGGAAGTCTTCTGCTATGTGAAGCATGGCAATTTCAACTGTATCGACAGACTTGCCGTCTGAGTTTGTTATATTGTAGCCGAAGATACGTGGCACGATTGTGTAAGCGAACCATGTATTGTGTGTGAGACAGCGTGAAGTGTTGTTGTTCATGGTTGCCTTAGGACTGTCGATCAACTCATGAATAGGGAGGTAGTCATCGACACTACCTCCCCAACGCTTGACACTGGACTGCGAGTGTATCATGGGGTTAGCCATAGCTTAGTCCCATACACGACTGAGTATTCGACTGAACGGATTGTACTCTACCTGCTTGCCCATGACGTACACTGCCCGCTTGATGGGCAGCGCCTTGTGCTCGCCGAACGTAGCGTCAGGCTTCTCGTGACGGAGCACGGAATCCTTGAGGACTTCGATCCAGTCGAAGTCATAGATGGCAGAATCGACGGACGCGAACGATCCGTACAGGGTGTGTTGGTGGATGCCTTCGCCCTTGAGCAAAGTATACTTCTTATGCTTGTGCATAACGAACTCCTTAGAGAGGTAAAAAAAATGCTAGCTCTTGCTAGCGTACAACTGACGGAGATGCCCACCGCGTTTGCCTTCCGATGTGACTCGGATATTGTGACGCTTGGCAATAGTGAACACGCTCTGTCCCGTGAACATATTGCCCCTGACCGAACGAAAGCCCTCAGCATTCAGTGCTTTAGCAATCTCGGTGTGTCCGAGTTTGTTCGCAGCCAACTCCGTGATACGGGTGACTATAGCACCGACACTGTATGGTCGACTGGCAACGGATGCAACCCGTTCGCGCCGAAGTTTGCGAGACAGATTCTCTAGACGAGTCTGCTCACTTGTCCTATGCTCAAGCACTTTGAGCACAGCTATTGCCAGGTCATCCGCATCGGGTATGCCCAGCAGTTTTTGCAACCATCTCATATGATAGATTGGTTAGTGGAACAAGTGTGTAAAATACTACACGGTAAGTGACTTTCCAATGTGATTGTGCACCTTCTCTGCAGCTTCTATGAATGCGATACCGAGTGCGTCGGCCAGAGTATAGGCTGCATTGACATACTGATCATACGATTCCAGTCTCATAGCTCCGGCTCCTGTATAGAATGCTTGAAGATAGCTGGCTGCTACTGCAATCGGGCTAGTTGTACTCTTGGCCCGTGTGGTTCTGCGACCGTAATTCATATTGCTCCCTTGGTATGTTACTTGATAGGACGTTGTATCTTAAACTTGTACCGCTCGGTGTTACCGTAGGTATCTAGGACGTATACATAGAAGGTCTCGCCGACATTCTTATCGACGAGCATGACGTCGGACACGACGTAGTCCAACCCACCTTGCCCATCGGATACGTAATCGGGGAACTTCTCTGACATGGTTTCTCTCTGCAGTATGCGGTTATCGAGCGAGTCCTTGATTACGATGGTGAAGTTCTTATGATTACCCCACTCAAGGCTAGGTCGCTTGGCCGATAGCGTGATGACTCCGCCTGGAGCAAACTGACGCACGGTACGGCAGTAGCCTTGGTATGCAGTATCATCTTCCATGTTGTCGACTGCTCGCTTGATGCGATCGTAGATGACGGTATCCATGTTGCGATAGGATATGTTCGTCACTTTATACGATACATTCTCACCCGAGAGTCTCGTGATAAGAAATCCTCGACTATAACGGTGCTTATCAATGCCCCACGATTTGTCGTGCGGGCCCATCTCTGCCTGAGCAAATGCTGTGGTCGCAGAGATAGCGAGCATAGCAAGGATTGATGATAGCTTCATCGGTTCTCCAATTCTACAGTGTGAAACAAACGTGTATTCTTTTGGTGTTCTCTTGCCAACTCAAGAGCACGCAATCTATCGGCATCATCGACAAGGATGTACACCTTCTGGCAGAACCAATTGGTTGTAGGTTCTACTGTACGCTTGTACTTGATCTTGTCTTTACGTAGCATCTTGCAGAAGCCTTTGAGTTCGGCCTCTACAACCTCTGTTGGGCATGGACTATCTGACCAGTCGCCAGTCCAGTTGCAGCAACCGACCGCATCAATCGGCACAAACATCCGTGACCTCCACGAGTTAGTGGTTAGTGGCACGGACACTCTCGCAGTTCTTATAGGCATATATCCTCCTGTTCTTGTGTTTTCTGATCATGTTTGGTGTAATGCTTAATCATACCGGTAGCATTGACAACCGCATCCTGAAGCCCCATCTCTCCATAAAAACCATAGCACGAATCAATAAGTTCTTCATGGTCATGGCCTAAGCTACACGCGGTAACCTTGTATACCTCATACCCATATCCATTGCCGTTGATGTAGTCCTCATACGTTTGAACGTCGCCACGCATGATTTCTTCTAGCTTATCCTGCGTTGTCCACTCTGGCGACAAGTCGCCGAGCTTATCCTTTGTGATATATATCCACCCAACCTGACCACTGTCCCACGTGCAAGAATAGCCCACGGTATTGAGACTTATACCAGAGTGGTCGTACATGTAGACTGGCAGATATGCAACGACATCTTCTTCAGCTTGGATAGCTTCGAGTAACTCATCCCAACCGATATAGTCATTGACACTATAGTCATTGACATTGTATCCATGGCTATCGTCACCCAAGTTATACCTTTTATGAAAGCATACCATACGTGTCGTATGCTCCCATTCCGTGCGAGGGTTGTGCAAATCTGTATCGTCGAAGATACGATACACATAGTCGCCTATGCGTTCTTCCTTGACAATATCTCGCTGTCTCATATAACCTCCTATAATAATGATGAGAACTAGGACGCGGACTCTCCGCTATCCTGACCGTCAGTTGCTTTGCGAATACGTAGTGAATCAGGCTCGATACTAAACCCGTTCTTTGCTCTGCGTTCCTTGTCATCCAAGTACTCAGATATCCACACGCTGAACGTGCGATGATCGCCACGCATGATTGCCTGCCTGACATCATCCTCCGCCGAATCAGTACGCATGGAGACTCTCACTCGCTCATTGCCCTCGGCTGTTTTGTATGCAGTAAGATTCGGTAAGCACCGGAACCTGTACTCTGCGTTCTTATAACCTGCAATCCATGCAGCCATCATGTCTGTCTCTGTGTATGTCATGCTATTGCCTCCTTGATTTTGGTTAAACGTTGCTGTCGTTCTTCATACGACAATGAATTCCAGTTCTCTGGCAGAGTCAGCCCGGTTCCGGCAGCGAGGATGCGTGCCTGGCTGTCAATAGACTGCTCAGGTGTATCGGCTATGACTTCCATCATCTTCATCACACCAAGCAAAGCACCGAACTCTGACTTAGGCTTCTCGACTACCTCACCCACAGGTTTACCCAAGTCTTCGTAAACATACGAGTCCGAATTACGAGTAGACTCTATCTTCCTGAGCTCGCCACCTATGAAGCTAGCTATGGGATAATAGCACGACATACCTATGCCACCTTCGTATGCAGCCATGCGATTCCCATAAACTTTATACGAGCTCATGCCATATACACCCTTATAGTCCTCCACTTCGTAGAGTTTGTAGGCAAGCATATCGTTGAATAGGTTAGCCATTATAGTCGACTCCTTATCGTAGCCATAGCCAGTCACGTTCCCATACTCTCTACGCTCCGTAGTCTTGTCTGCGTAGGTAATGAAAGCCGTGAGACGAGGACAGAATCCCCATGTGCGGTGCTTGTACCAGTCGATCCGAATGTGCATGCGTTCCACTGGCTTCTGTGCTTTCTGATCAGCTACTTTCTGTGCGTACTTAGCCATGAGCCTGCGCTCTTTGCGCTCAACTTTGCGAGCTTGCTTCTGCTCGTCAGTGAGCTTGATGTACTTCTTCATAAGTCCTCCCGTAAATGGTTGATAATATCCTGCGTCCTCGCATGTCTATTTTCGTGGTAGTGTAGCCAATGTTCCTTCAGACTCTCCCGAAACCGCTCGTATGCCAGTCGTTCGTCGTTAAGCAAGTATTGCATACAGTCTAGTGCATCCGACATACGCTCGCGTAGTACCTCATAGTCCTTGTACAAAACATACGGGCCATTCTCGTCGTCTCTGAAATTGGTCTCGTCATCCGGCCTGAAATAATACTTCTCAACCATACGACCTCCTATTAATGAGATGTGAAAAAATATGAGACCGCCAATAGACGGCCCTGAAAAATCATGCTACCAATCGGACGTACTCGTCGATGAACTCTGCAAAGAAGTCTTGCAAGTCCTGCCTATCCCTCTCGCTGAGAGAGCTTGACTTCCTGCACGCATCTATAATGCATGCCACATTCTCCACACAATTGGCCAGCACCTTAGACTCCTGCACCAAATGTGCCACCGATGTGGCATCGTATCCCGTCACCTCCTCTGCCGCCCTGACACACAACGTGTAGGCAAGCATGCCCGCAGCCATTGGGATTCTACCCACGTCCAACAAACTATTCTCGAATTGCATAACGCCTCCGAATATGGATAAGTAAATACCACATGCACCTTGCATGCAGTTGTAAAGATTATGCTTCTATTGCCTCATGCTTGCTTCCGTAAATGATGCGTGGGAAACGATGCGTTTCTGCCAAGAAAAATCCTATCGGTGTCCATCCAAAGAAGTCACGCTCGTCGATCTCAATAAGTCCTGCCGATGCAGCATTACGTATGATCTGTCGCTGCTCTACTGTGGGTACCCTATTCAAGTTAGGCCACTCTTTCCCGTGGTAAATACCTACGTGAGTTGGTAAATAGTCCGAGCAATGGTTCAATAGTTGCTCATACTCCACCGCTATCAGCGAAGTAATCCATCCACCACAGACATCCATGGTTTTCTTGAACTGCTCGACCGTCAACTTTGCTTTCGTGTGCATAGCACCTCCGATAATGAGAAAAAAAAAAGGCCACCCGAATAGGTGGCCCAAGTTATGGGACCGTCAATAGACAAAATATCAGACCGCCAATAGACCAACGTGTATAGCTATCGGTCGCAAAAAAAAGGGGCTCAAAGCCCCTTCCGATACTATTTTTCCCACGATTTTGGGAAAACTTGCATACCATCGACTACAATATACGTCCGCTCATCCACGCCGACCGAACGTAACGCGCGACCGCATTGTATAACATCCCGTACCGCCTTGCGCGCTTGATTCGGTCGCTCGTGGACTCTCGCCACCTTGCGCGACTTGTGCCCCGTATCTTCGACGCCGACGACGTCCCCCGAATCGTTGTACAACTCTCGCAATGCAAACTCCCAACGAGCGCCCGTACACGCCGCCCACAGTGGCGGAAGACGCAACGCGACCCGCTCGAACTCGCCCCGCCTACGTTCCGCCGCTACAAGCGGAAGCAACGCTCGTTCATTGCCATCATACCACGGAACCCGACGACCGCCCAACGTGTAGCACGCGAACAGGTCGCCCCGTCGCTTCGTGAAACTCTCCCGCTTCAGCACGAACCACATAGAACCCCCTTAGGTTAGTTTGACAGTACAGAAGTGGACGCGCATATGATGATGAGAAAAAAAAGACCGACCAAAGACCGACCAAATACCGACCAAATACCGACCGACGACCTACGCCGTCACCGTCCTTGCTTGTTTCGCCTTGGCTTGCGTTGCCGCGTGTACTTCCGCCGTAGGCGACTTTGCACCCGCCTTGGCAGTTAGGCGGATAACGCCGAACCACTCAGGCGTGACGTCGTACCGTAAGGCAATCCGCCCGCGGCTATGGTCAACGTCCACCTGCACAGTGAAGACTCCCGCACGATTGACCCGGCGGACTTCTTTCACCGCGAGACCGAGGAGCAGGAGGACAGGAGTACCCGGAGGCAACCCCGAGCCAGTGCAATCATTCGCCATCGCCCAGAGGTCCGCACCGAGATTGTACGTCTCTCCCTTCGGTGGATCGCTCGCACCATTGAAGAGCGCCGTATCTACCGCATGGCATACTCGCTGTTCCCACTCCGCGAAGAGACCGCGGACAGCAGCTCTACACGTTTTGAGCGCCGCGGTCATTGCCTTCCGCCGTGTTTCGGCAGTTTCGGCATTGACCCGCTCAACTATTTCGCAGTCGCCAAACGAGACTTGCGGAAGCCCCAGCACATTCGTTACGCCAGCAATCTGTTTTGCCTTGATGATGTCCATAATATACCCTTGTGACACGCGCCCACTTCTATACTATCGACTCGGCACGGGAGAAGGTGAGCCCGCACATAATACCTTCAGTTTGCCGAGGTTGAATTTCCAAAGACCAGCAGGGGAGCGGAAGCGCCAGAAGTAGCGACAAACGCAGACCCTACCAATACGACGCGAGGCGCCACCAATAACGACGCGAAGCGGAACGACGCGGAACGAAAACCCCCGCCCCCCCCGTTTTGCGAAACCCCACCCCTACCATCACACAGCGGAACCTAGAGAATCCTCTATATGTCCACCCGCAAAACTTTCACCATTTTTGAGTTTCGACTTTCCACATTCCCCTTTTGATCCCCTCAGCAACTTTTTTGCACCGAATAGAAACTTTTTCTTGACATGGCCTGAGAATCGTTGTATATTGCACGTATTAGCGGAAACGAGTTAAGCAAACTGCAAGCAAAAGCCAAGCAAAGCTAAAGCAAACAGAAAGCAAACCACAAGCAAACTGGAGCAATGATGCCGCGTAGACGATACACCAAGCTGCAGAAAATCACAGTACTGAACTGCGTTGCCTTGCTGATTCACCTATACTTCCCTAGCTGGATGCTCGGGAATGAGCAGTGGGTTGCTGTGGTGATCCTTGCTGTTGACGTCGCTATAGTGTTCAGTTTCTGGGGGCTCTTACGGCTTGTGGTGTTTGGGGTGCCGGAAGATGACTGCTCAGAGTAGATCAAGCAAACCAATTTACATGCCCCGTCCGCAAACGTTTACATAACGCTTGAAAGTGGTCTGATGCACGGGCGGGGTAGTTTTTACAAAAGAGATAGGGAGCAATATGTTTGATGATGCGAGTATAGTGTCTATGGTTCTGAATGCATATGCGCGTGGGTATGCCAGAGGAAGGGTTGGGAATCGCGACATGCCGGACTATGTGGAAGTATTGGCATGGATTGGTGAGTATGCAAAGGCGTACAAGGAGGAGTACGGCGATACTGCGAAGTGGGGCAAGCAGTTCATAGAGAACATTGCCGGCGCTTTGGCTGACCAAACGTGCAGAGAGCAACTGCAACAAGGGGACCTCATCTACAAAAGTCTGATCAGCGAGCTGATGGAAAAGGAGAGCCAACATGAGTAAGTGGATAACAGACAGATTGCCTACGCGTGAAGATTGCGCAAGCGTGGAAAAAACACTTTACAAGGACCTTGTATGGACTATGGTTCTGGATTGTGTTGTTACCTCTGAATGGCGCTACGTGAATCCAGGTATTGCATGGCAACCGATTGTGATAGAAAGGCCCGAGCCGTATGTGGCGCCTAAGTCAAATTATTATGTCCAATTTAGGCTCGTCAATGAACTTGGTAAGAAAAACAGATGGGTTGTTTGTTGTAGAGAAAATACGTCCCCAATAAATGACAAGACTATTTGTGATATTGACGGCATACAAGCGGACAATCTGCCTACATACGAAGCCGCAGAACGTGTTGCAGCCATATACAACGAGGTGATGCCATGATAGATATCAAACACAAAGACGGTACGGTAATTCGTACGATTGACGCAACTACGCTTCGCGGTGCAGACCTTACCGGAGCTGACCTTCGCGGGGCTGACCTTGCCGGTGCTGACCTTTACGGGGCAGACTTTTCTTGGGCAGATATTACCGGGGCTAACCTTACCAAGGCTTACTTTGCCTGGGCTATCTTTAGCTGGACAGACCTTACCAAAGCGAATTTTAGCGGGGCAAACCTTGCCGAAGCAGACCTTTGCGGGGCTGGCCTTATTGGTGCAGACCTTACCAAAGCTGTACTTCACGGGGCTAACCTTAGCGGGGCTAACCTTAGCGGGGCAGACCTTCGCAAGGCAAACCTTACCGAAACAAACCTTCACAAGGCTGACCTTACCGGGGTTGACCTTTATGGGGCAAATCTTACATGGGTTAACCTTAGTGGCGCCAAAATATCTGCTAAACAAATGCCTGACATTATCAAGGCACTTGGAATTGAGGTGATGCCATGATACAACGATATAACCTTGGAGAATTAGCTAACCACTATGCCAGCGACAAGGATAACGTTGTATGCCGTGCTTATGACGTTGACAGGTTGGAGGACAAATACGCCAAGCTGGAAGCCAAATACAAAAAGCTTGGAGACTATTGCTGGCAGTTATACCATGAGGTTGCTGACTTAACAAATCCATATATTGAAAGAGAGCCTGAAGAACTAAAGGAGCAGGCAAAGGACACTTTGAGAAATTTTGAAAAAGACCCATTATTTTGGGACGTATTTGCGTAAAATTCAAGGGTAATAAGAATGATATACTGGTTCGACTCATTCATGGCCATATTCGGCTTTAAGCGCCCCGAGGTCTGGGAAGCGGAGCGCAAAGAGCACGACGTGACGTTCCCCGCACCGCATGCGTTCCCCGCCGACATGAAACCGCCTCCTGGCTACAGGTTCAAAGAGCCGCGCAACCGGGCAAATGTGCGGAGCAAACGCTCAAATGTGCGGAGCAAGCGCGATGGCAACCGGTCGCAAAGTGCGGAGAGTCGCAATGAGCCGCTAACTTATGTGCAGTTACAAGGCAATGGAGTGCTGTGTCATCAGGTGCACGTATTATGGCAGTCTGGCGGAACCGATGCAGAAATAGCAGAAATTGTTGGAGTCACTATCGCCGCAGTAAAAGAACTTAGGCGCAGAAAAAGATGGGTTAGGAATAGCAATGCAAGGATCGCTAGACAACTCCACAATGATAAATCAAACGTGCGGAGCAAGAAAGCAAATGTGCGGAGCAAGCAAGCAAAGAAGGCAAAGTCACAATTACAATCTACTAACAAGGAGGAGTGATGGAAGGTTTTTGGTATGGGGCAAAGGTTGCCTTGATGGTAGTCATGATCTTCGCTGGCGTAGGATGCCTGGCGTTACTGGCTAGCGTGCTGACGACGTATCATCGAGAAGAGACTGAGGAAGAGTAGCCTTGACAGGCCGCATAAGCGTGTCGACTTGCTTGATTGACATACTGGTAGCTATAAGGCAGGCGGCCGCCATTTGTGGAACTTCATATTGGAAGATGCCTGCCAGATAGTTCAGTTTGTCATACGATTCTTGGCTGAGCGTGGATGACCAAGTATCGTACTTTACTACTCCACGTATGTGCGGATTCGTGGGTATTTCCGGTAGGTTCTTTGGCTTGGCTCGATGCGTGACGTGGATGGCATACATCAAAGCCTCGTTGGTCCCTACTGGGAATCCGAACATTCTCTCCAAATACCCCTGTATGAAAGCGGCATGCTTGCGGAACGCCGGATGTATGTTGACTGATTTACTCACACACTAATATACTTACACAGTATGACGAATACCCAAACAGGTATGGAAAAAGTCCAGAGCATCTTGGCGAAAGCTAAGACGTCTGGCACAATGTCTGGGCTGAAGGATGCCGACATCTCGTCGGTTCTGGCTTCATATAAGAGCCAGATCGCAGCGTCGATCCCTAAGCACCTGACGCCGGAGCGGATGATTCAGATGTCCGCTACGCTTATCGCCCGTAACCCGAAGATCGCCCAGTGTAGCGCAAAGTCGCTCGTTGGTGCAGTCATGCAGGCCTCTGTGCTTGGTCTGCCACCTATCGATAGCCTCGGTTATTGTTACTTCGTCCCCTATAACGATGAAGTGCAGTTTCAGATCGGATATCGTGGGTATATCGCCCTCGCCCGTCGCAGTGGAGAACTGGCCAAAATCTACGCTGAGGCAGTGTATGCCAACGATGAGTTCCAGTACGAGCGTGGTCTCGAGCCCAAGCTGATACACAAGCCGTGCATGCAAGGTTCACGCGGAGAGTTTCGCTGCGTATATGCCGTCTATCACCTCAAGTCTGGATTCAGTGACTTCGTGGTGCTAAGCAAGGATGACGTCGAGTCTTATCGCCGCCGTAGCCCAGCGCAGAAAGGCGATCCTACCGGTGCATGGAAGACGGACTATGCCGCTATGGCCAAGAAGACCGCCATTCGCCGTATTGCGCCCTATCTGCCTATGCAGGTGGATGACTTGGACAGGGCTGTGGCTGTCGACGATCGCGTCGTCAACCTCGATGACTTTGCTATGGACAACAGCGGAGAAGCTTTTGTGTCGGCTGAGGTTATAGACACCGATACAGGAGAGGTGATGCAAACGCCAATCAAGGCAGAAAAGCCGAAGAAAGACAAGGTCCTGGAGGAAATCCAGAAGCTGTCGCCGGGTCGGGAAGTACAGGTCAAATATGCAAGCAGTGCCCCTGTCGGAGAAGACATGGGAGAATTACCTAACATAATCGAATAATCATGACACATCAAGAATGGCTGAAAGAACGACAAGGTGGTATCGGAGGGTCCGATATCAGTGCAATCCTGGGGCTAAACCCCTACAAGTCGAAGCTCGACGTGTATCACGATAAGGTCGCCGAGTCGGTAGAAGACGTACAGAATGAGGACATGCTTCGTGGCACGTTGCTGGAAGATTTTGTCGCACAGATGTACAGCAAGCTGTCTGGCGATGAGATCCGTAAACCTAAGCGCAAGATCTTCTATCATCGCAACTACGACTACATTCGCGCCTCGATCGACCGCTTCTACGGCAAGGACAGCAACATCCTAGAGTGCAAGACATCGGCGAAAAAAATCACGCACGATAACATCTACCCATCTTGGGTATGCCAGGTGCAGTGGTATATGATGGTGATGAACAAGCCCATATCCACTATCGTATGGTGCTGCCCGCCCGGGTTTAGCGTAGAATGGTTGGAGATTCCGGCCGACAAGGAGTTCCAGAAGTATATGCTAAAGGAAGCCAAGAAGTTCTGGAATGACCATGTGCTAGCACGCGTGGCGCCGGAGCCGACGACAGCAGACGATATCGCCAAGGCGTTCCCCACGTCAAAGGAAGAGTTTGTCGTTGCAGATG